GTTGGCTTTTTCCTGCGCTAGTCTCTGTGCGTCAGCCTGTGCCGCGGCGGTAAGTTGGTAGTTTCATCAACCTCTTTTATTCTATTTTCGATAGAAATGACTAATATTGTATCACTAACATTAAAAAAAGTAAGACTATGACATGTACTAAGAAAAAGAAGATGGCAGAAGGAGGCAAAGTCTCCGAGAAAAAGAAACCTCAAATGAAATGTGGAGGCAAGGTTAAGAAAAAGAAGTAACAACAGGAGGGGTATATCCCCTCCTCAGTATTTAGCATATGAAAAATTCAGAATTTGTATCTAGGATCATGAATGACATGAACTCCATTAACAAGGACGCTCATGTCAGTAGGAGGTGGATATTATCCATAGGCAGACAAAAAGCAAGGTCTTATATAGCCCAGAAATACGCTGACGGTACTTTGTTCGGCGAGGAATCGTTATACACCCATATCAATTGCCTGGAGATGGAGAGAGTTCGGAAGGTTGATTGCTGTTTTGATGAGTTCAAGTTATGCCGGATTCTTATGAGATCTAAGAAAAGGTTGCCCGATATGATATATACCCGTATAGGACCGGCTATTATAAAGGTATCGAACATCATGGATGATATCATATTCACTCCTATATCGTTAAGAAAATACGCTAATAATAAGGAACGTAAATATGGTAATATAGATCAATATTATTATTACGTCAATGATGGATATATCTATATACCTGATATAAATATAGAGGCTATAAACGTGGATCTTATAACCCTTGACAGGAAAGCGGCGTTAGAACTAGGGGGATGTGGAACGGAAAAAGATAATCCATGTATATCTCAATGGGATTATGATTTCATATGCCCTGATAAGTTACTGGAATATGTGGTATCTGAGACGTTAAGGGAGACGATAACCAAATTGCAGATCCCTACGGACGAGAATCCGGATATGGATATTAACAAGAAAACTCAAAAGATTCAGTGATGATAAATATAATAAGATCAATAATTAGTTTCTTCGGTTTCAATGATGCCATAGTTGATGGTATAAGCGAAAGAGGAATGAGGGATAGCTCAATCATAAGATATAACGAGATACATGATATGTATGATAAAATTATAAAGGATTTAGGAGATGTATCAGCATACGTATCCAAGGGTTATATCTATGATAAGATAAAAGGAAAGAACGGGATTAAGTACCAGACATATTAGTAGGATATTAAATCATACTAAGAGAAAAGATCTTAGGTTTATATAAAAAGGAGAGGATAATCAACCTCTCCTTTTTGTTTTTAACAGCCTCCACCTTGACTTGGATTAGATACATACATGCTTGTAGCATTGCTAACACAATCACTTCCGCCTGATATCGTTCCCGATCCGGATGGTATGGTGACTGTTTTAGTGGTAGAGAAATATTCTACATCTCCAGATGGTTCAGATCTAGTATAATACACATCAAATGATGCTGTTTTAGATTTACCACATGGATTATCATAACTTACGGATATACTTAAACATTGTCCATTAAAACTTCCGCTAGCGTAAGCGCTCCATGTTTGTGGGCAATCGCATTCCATAGCGTTGGCTTTTTCCTGCGCTAGTCTCTGTGCGTCAGCCTGTGCCGCGGCGGTAAGTGCGGCCTTATCACCGTTACACTCACACCAAAACCATCAAATATTTCTTGAATAAGGGCAAAATTGTTATATTTGCGATATGAAAACAAAGTCATTTAAAATACTTGATCAGTACTTTCTCCGGTTTTATAGATCTATTATGTCTAAGAACGGTAAGAGAAGGAAACATACGATCGTGGACAAGAATGATATTCTCGAATGTCAGTCCTTGATATGGAAGGTCATACGTGATAAGTATCTGGATAATGAGGGTGGGGTTTATATAAACAACATCGGTTATCTGTGCCATAAGATCAATCCTAATCGTAAGATATATCTAAATAAGCTTACCGGTACTATTAACAGACGTGGAACTGGTGGATATTCTTATGTCCATACATGTATTGATTTTATGCCTCGGAACAAGTATTTCCATCTCTATATTTCTCCGGCGTTGAACAGGGAGTGTAGGTTGGCTATGGAATCAGGTAGGAGATATAAGTTCTTGTACCGGGAGGTTGAATCGGAGAGTAAGGTATTTGGAGTTAAATGGGTATATAAATTGTAACGCTTGTTTTTATGATCGGATCCGGTTTGTTCGTGAGAATAGACCGGATCTTTTTGCGTGATATATTCTAATGGTTATCTTTGTGCAAAAGACTTAAATATGACTATAAAAGGGTTATTGGCCGAGATCAAGGCCGATTTACATAAATACGATGATAGCGGGGCTATAGATACCTCGTCTGTTTATAGGTGGGCTGAGATCGCCTTGAAAAGGTTTGGGGGTGTTATAGCCGTCATGTCCGAGGCGGTTGTTAAGACCAGCAACAAACAGGCGGTATTACCTTCCGATTTCTTCGACATGCTTGACGCCTATAGGTGTGAGCCTCTTGTCTGTGAGATTCCGGGGGGCGATAAGGCTAAGGCTGACCTCCAACACGAGATCGGCTGGGTCGAGCGCACCGAGCGCGGCTTCCGTTGGAACTCCTGCACGGAGTGCTGTAAGGAGGAGTTTGAGAAGACGATCACGGAGAAGATATATATCGGGTCTCACGAGGTTCGTTTCCATTATCATCATCCCGTAAGGTTATCCATAGGTCGTGGGCTGAGGCGTGATTGCGCCGCCGACAAGTATCGGGATAAGTATGATTGGGATAATTATGATATAACTATATCCGGCAATACTATGTATACCGGGTTTGATGGATTTATTTATATCATATATCGTGCTACGCCTAAGGACGATGACGGTCTCCCGTATATACCTGAAACGGCGTTAGGTTATCTTGAGGATTATGTCGAGACGTATATCAAGATGAAGATCTTCGAGAACGCCGCCGTTAACGGTTTGATACAAGGGGCTGGTGATGCCTATAAACTATACGCCCAGCAGGAGCCGGGTAAGTTCGCTAGGGCCATGAAAGAGCTTAAGATGTCGATGATTACCTTGAATGATTACCGGGAGCTGGCTGAGGATAATAGGAGGAGGATGCTGTCTTATGAGCGTATGTGGCCCAACGCTTTTGATAAGTATATTAAACTGGTTTAACAAAATACGATGATATGGCTGATTGGATACATTTAGATAAGACAAGTGGTACCGGTCCTGCTGAGGTTAGGGTTACCGCTGATATCAATGAGACTGGAGAGATACGTCAGGCTACGTACAAGGTTATAAAAGAAGGCACCAAGGAGGAGAAGACGTTCGTGTGCAGGCAGGAGTCGGTTCCGGTGGTGATCATCCCTGAGTTCGATTTCCTTGTGCTTAGGTATATCTGGGCTGACGAGGACGGCATTGACTTCGACACGGCAACCGGTTTCGACAACACCGGCCTCCCGGACGTGGACGGCAAGCTGGTTGGTTGGAGTAAACAGTATCAGACCACGCAGGAACGGGTAGGTGATTATCTTATCCATGGCGGTGATAACATGGAATCAGGTAATGAGGCTGCCTTGATCCAGATGGGGCCGTTGTTGGATGGTGATAATTACGATAAATTACCTCTTGAGATCAGGTGTAGTATATACGGTAACTGGTATGGTGGTCGTGAGAAAGGTAATGTCACTATCAGGTTCACGGCATATAAGGGCGGTTCTATGGAGAAACGTGGATATGATTTTGTCAATATCGGAGGCGAGGAGGTTTATACCGGTGATGCCCCTACCAACGTATCCGCTCATGGTGAGGATAATTGGCAAAATATAAAGACCTTGTATTCTAAGGTAGGCACGATGATCTATAACAAGGAATCTCGTGACTGTATTGTAAGAATAGGTGAATAGATTTTTCTTCATAATATAAACACATCGGCTCTCTTGTTCGTGAGGATAGGAGAGTTTTTTTATTTTTTTTAATCCTTCACTTATGACATATTTGATCTTTTATTGCGTGGGAATAATCTAGCTTTGCCGAAAACTAGGATCATGATAACTTTAAATGATGTAAATAACGAACTCCATGTCCGGTTATATATACTGGAGGTGCTTAAGGATTATATAAGAGATGATGATTTCGATGGCCTTGTAGATAAGGCGTTGGATTTTGTCATGGAAGGCGTTTCTATGCCTAAGGCTCCGACCAAGGATACCACCATGAGTGACATATCAAAGAGCGTTTTGGCCTTGGTAGCGGGTGCTGGATTAGATGAGAGGTTAAGCAAAAGCTCTTTAGAGTTAGCTTACGATAGGTGTAAGATGAGGTACGTATTCGATCCTCGAAATCGGGATATACACGGTGTGATCGTAGGTTATTCCAATGACTTTAATAGTCTGGTAGCTGTGTGTGATGAGGGATCGAAGAAAGGAGTGGACAAAGGATCTACCGATTTTGTGGATGTCAATGAGAGATACGTGACTAACGGTTTCTTTTACATATCTGTAGAGGATGCCGATAAGCAATCGAACTACATGGGTAAAAATTTGTAATTGTTGTGTTTTTGTACTTTACACGAGCGTTTAAAAGTATTTAGTTCTCCTCCTGACTTGTGAAAGTCTGGAGGATTTTTTATTTTCGTACGATTTGAATGTTTTGCATAATACGTACTGTTTATTAGAATCCGCCACATAAGTGATTATCTGGTGGATTTATTATATTTGCGAAAAAGATAATGTCGTGCAAAATAACTCTAACATAGCGGTTCCCGACTCCGGGATGAACAGGGATAAGCATCCACAGGATCTATCCCCGTCTGAATATAGTTTCGCCTTGAACGCTACCATAGAGGGTGACGATGGAAGCCAGCTTAAGATCCAGAACGAGCCTAGTACCCTTTTATGTAAGCGATTTGATGGCTATAAGGTTATTGGGTATAAGAATGACATAGCTGGTGATAACACTTATTTCTTTCTATCTAATCCGGATGATAATACGTCTAAGATCACGTTCATGCGGTCATTGGATTATATCAAGACCGTGGAGGATCAATTGGCTGGATCGGGAAAGGACATCCATCGTATCCTTGGCGAGAGGCTTGAGGAGTCGGATGGTCGTTTTGATGAGATATGTGATTTGATGGAGGTCCTGATAGAGGACGGGGTTGATGACCCTTGTCTTAATTTCTCCATTCATCATCCGATCTTCGATATAGAGATCAAGGACGAGAAATGCGGGAAGGTGATATACTGGACCGATGGATATAATCCCCAGCGATATGTTATGGTCGATAAAGCCCTTAACCCGGATGATGATGGTGACTTTTGGTATCATTACCATGGGTATAAGATATGTGGGGATGACAAGCCAATAGAGAGATGTAGGCTGGCTTGCGAGAAGCTGCTGGTGTTCCCGTTGCTGACGGCCCCGTGCGTGGAGCCTGAGGTCGTGGAGTTCGGGGGGAGCCTGCGTGCCGGGACCTACCAGTTCTGCGTGGCGTTGTGCGATGAGTTCGGGATAGAGAAGACCGGATATTGCTCATTGACCAACCCAATCATGTTATTCGATCGCCAAGATGTGGTTATCCGTGATGGTTTATGGGGTAAGTCAACCAATATGGGTATCCGCCTTACTGTATCCAATATAGACAAGCAGGTATCTCATTATAAGATAGGTGTTATACAGAACACGGTTGGGTTTAATGGTGAGCAAAGCCCGGTTCTTGAGTATTTCATAGAAGGTATACATCCGATAACGGAAAGGACCATCTATTACCTTACGGATCAGTATAGCGAGCGTACGACCATGGAGAAGTTATCCAAGGAAATACCGGTATATAAGACAGCCAGAGGCATGACGTCTGTCGGAAATCGTCTTCTTCAATACGGATTGACCGTGGAGAATGAATGGAATCTTCAACCGGTCGTTAATTTCTTGGGTCATTTCGTTAAATGGCAGACATCGATAGCCACGGAGAATCTGTATAAAGACGGTGTGGCTTGCTCTAAATACGCCTCTTTCATGCGTGACGAGGTATATCCGTTGGGTATAAGGTTCTTTACCAATACAGGATACAGGACAGCTAGATTCCCGCTTATCCCTCGTCCGGCCACAAGGGAGGAGATGGAGGTTATCGTTGATGAGGACGGTAACTCTGACGACCTGTCGGCTGCGTCGGTGCTGGAGAACAACCCGCAGTGCGCGGGGAACAGCCGCCGTCATCTTTGGCAGTTTAAGAATACGGCAAAGATCATAAACGACCCATCTTGGGGATTTGATGATTTTGGAGGAGAATGCAAGAATCAGCTAGATGTCAAGCAACTCAGATATGTAGAGCAGGAATATGCCACGGTAGGAGAGACCCAATTCGTTATCAACACGATGGGGGAAGATGTTACGGTAGATGATGCTATTGATTATATCGCTGATAATATAGAGAACCTGTGTGATATCATAGAATCTAATGTAGGTATTACTGACGAGTTATGCGCTGCTATATCATTGCCGGAGGATCAAGACGGTATAAAGGCTCCCGATTTCCCTAGTGGATGTGATGATATCGAGAGGATAGAGACCAGGACTATATTGGATAAAAACTCTTTGGTGGATTCTAGGATTGATTTTACATATAAGCTGGCTAGTGATTACGTGGAGACCGAACCTACGACATTAATACAAAGTAACGCCGAGTCACAAAGGAAATTCTCTGTATTGTGTGATTTCGATAATTATTCCAGTGGAGGTAAGAATATCATAGATCTGGTTCAGGAATGGTTGGATGGTCAGGATGAGGATAAATTCCCGTCTGATATAGACTCCTCCGCCTTGGTCTTGTGTCAGGATATGTCTAATGTCCGGCAGCTATATGATGAGGGTATATGTACTAATGGTTGTTCGTTAGGAGATCCTTACGTGAATCCTACTATTGATGATGTGCAACTACCCACGTTCCAAGGAGGTAGGTCATTGGGTAAGTGTACGTTCTTATTCCAAGGCGGTGGATGGGTAGGCAAGAAGCATACCGAGACTATGCTTGATATATTGATGGATTCAATGAAAAAGTACTTCCCTCAATACGAGAGTCAATTTGGTATTGAGAATGCCATGTGTCTTTTTGGTGATGGTGATAACTCTAAGTTCAATACCGGCATATCTACTGATTGGGAAGATCGTGTGTCTGTGCAGAATGATATTGACGCCAAGACCAATTGGCTTGGTAGAAGCAACTTGACTTATTTCAAGTTCTATCCACATGTATCCTCATACGCTAGATGGGTGGAGTTGGATTACGAAAAATACGTAAGCGGTTTATCCGATCCTGATAACGGTATTATGTATATAGAGATGATGGGTAACTATGATTATCCGATCGGTGACTCATCATCATGCAACAAGGTTCGTATAACGTTTTTCTCGGACAAGGAAGGTACCGTGGCTCCTAATCCTTTGGCTGATGATGCCAAGAAAGGTGTTATAGTTAATTACGTAGGCCATAAGATATTTATGATGCCAAAGTATTTGTTCTGGAATGATGACAAGACCACTTTCCATAAGATATACGTTTGCATCGAGCCTGCGGTATGCGTGTTCTTCACCGGTTTCGCCATGAGGAAGGACATGAAGGAGCTTGCCGGGTTCTATACGGCTGGCACCGCCATCTTCCCCGCCTCGTTCTGTTTTGGCATTCGGCCACTGGAGGTGAAATACGTATCCTTCTTTACAAAAGAACTGAAATTAAGGAGATTTGTCACATATGAGGCGAAATGCATCTCATGTGGAGATAAACCCGCTGATTGCGCTCCCAGACCATATCAGTATGGTGATTTCGGATATTGGGAGTCTACCAATAAGTATCCGGCTAACTTTGAGCTATATGATTCTAGCAAGATCGGGATATCATCGGGAGGATCAAAGAGGAAGGATATAATAGATTCTTTGACGAAATACTATGGGTCTCCTAAATCCGTTGAGGGTAAGTCTTATTTCACCGGTAATGGGGATAACGCTGAGTACCCCAATACGTCAACCACATTTTGTCAGAAACCTATACGTCATTACAAGTTCCCGGATAACTCTGTCGCTCCTTTTATGGGTAATCCGTCTCAACTGACCGGTCAATATGGAGTTGACTCCTATATTTATCCTATGGGGGTGATGCTTGATGACGATATCGTTAATGAGTTTCTGGATATAGCGGTAGAGAACGGTCTTATAGATAAGGCTAGAAGAGATTCTATAATAGGATATGAGTTGTATAGAGGCGATAGGACGTTGGATAAGAGCGTTATCGGAACCGGTCTGGCTTATGATATGTTTAAGTACGATGATCCCGACGGATCGGCTAACCTTTATCCTAATTACCCTTACAACGATTTGTCTGATGATATGTATATCTATAAGGATATTAATCGTGAGAAATTTATAACGCATCCGTTTAACAGAGAGGGTAATATCTGGTATTCGTTCTTAAGTCCTGATATTGCCTTTAACAAGCCTGACGCTCCCACCGAGTGCCTTGTTGATGGTTATCAATTAGGTAAATCCTCCGGTATATTCAGGGAGGTGGAGGATCACCCTAAATGGACGATATTAGGGAGTAAGGCTTACAGTATGGCAACATCATTGGCTACGGTGGAGGCTATGGCTAATTTAATATCTGCCATAGCTGAATATACATATCAATCGGCGTCCCAGCAATATGTCGGTGGGGGCATGATGTTTTTGGCCAACCCGGTGGGTATAGCTCTGACGGCTATCCGTCTGGCTACAGGTATCGCCAAGGCTACCTCCCAGTCTGTCGTGGATATAGGGAAGTACAGGTATCAGTGGTTAACGGCCTTGATAGATAGGGGGCCTAGATGGAATTACGCTTATTATTATACCTCTGTCGCTCATTATAATCTATTTTACCAAAAAATAGGAGCGTCAGAGTTGCGTGGGTTGTCTACGGCTAAGTATATTAAAAGTGGATTGTATCCGGTAACGGATATCTCATCGCAGGGGGAGGTTGTAGGTGGCAAGCCTATAGTTGTAAATAATCTCGATCGTGAGCATTCGTTATTCATGTCGTTTGGCATGGATAAGTATATGCTTGAATACCCTGAATTAGTATCAAGTTATGATACCAGTCGTATTCAGGATGAATGTAATATTCGTAACGATGAGGTGGCTGGTATGACGCCTCATTTTATGACACGTGAATCTTTCGTATCCTGCCCCTATATGAGGATAAAGAAATATTCTCCGGCTCAATACGGGCAGATAGAGGATATCAGATGGGTATCGTTAGGCGGGTGCGGGTTGATGGATGAGGATAAGCGTAAACCTGTTTTTGGGGGTGATGTATTTATATCAAGATTCTCACTTAAGAGGAAGATGCCTATGTTTTATTTGACTCAGTTCGGTCAGGGGGACATGATACCATTCCCTTATTATGATTATCGGAACATCGGGTATCCCCGTTATTTCGTTAATTACGACACCGGGGAGGATTATCTTAATAAGACCGATACGGATACCGGATCGCTATACTCTTTCCCTAGCCGGAAGAGCGCTTATGAGATGGTTTGCAAGACCGGAGATATGTATCTTAGCGGTCGTTTCTTCCTATATTTCTATGGCATACCTCAGTTCCTTGTGGAGTCTGAGATCAATTGCAATTTCCGTATAGCCGGGCCTGAGCCTTACGAGGGGTTCTATCCGGAGGTAGGGGATTATATATCATGGACTCAGGAGCGTAATGTCCCTATATCAAGGGATAATGTGTTTAAGATAAGTCCTGTGTATAAGAATCGTTTTACGCTAGGCGGAAGGTCATTACCAGAGACGTATGATAGCAATTTTTGGGACTGCGCCTACCAAAGACCCAACGGCGTCATATGGAGCACCGCCGACGTTTCGGAGAACGGCATGACCGACCCTTGGCTGTCGTACAAGCCTATGGATTACCATGAGTTCAAGACCTCATTTGGGAAACTCATAAGCATGAAGGGGATAGAGTCGGATCAGATATTAGCCCGCTTTGAGAATCAGGTAGGGCTGTACAACGCTATAGACGTGTTGGCGGAGAGAATATCCCCGGAGAATAGTGAGCTAGGTACAGGTGGTCTTTTCGCCTCTCGTGGTATCGAGTATAATAATACGACGTTAGGATATTCCGGAACCCAGAGCCGGGATATGGTCAGTTGTGAGTTTGGGCATTTTTGGGTCGATTTAAGGCGTGGTCAGGTATTCAAGGTAGATTCTAATGGCAGGGATCTTACGGAGGTCACACCGGGGCTTAGAAACTGGTTTAAGGAGCATCTTCAGATGAAGATCATCCGTAGCCGGATATATAACGCCGATACGGATGCTGAGCTGTCTTATTATGATATCGATAACAAGTTCTTTGGTATAGGTCTGTCCATGGGTTGGGATAATCGTTTCAAGAGGGTATTGATAACCAAGAGGGATTACATACCGGTAGGGAATCCGAGCGAGTACCAATTCCGTGGCGGCCGGTTCTACAGGAACGGGCAAGCGGTGGAGCTTTCGGACACCAGCCATTTCACGGATGTTTCCTTTACCGTTGGATATAATTGTTTGAAGGGTGAGTGGAAATCATATCTATCATACACCCCTGACTATTATATCGAGCACCAGCATTATTTTCAGTCTGGTAAGAACTATTCTAGTGATAGTCGAGAAGTGGGATTGTGGTCTCATGGCTTAACCAATCAATCGTATCAGGTATTTTATGGTAAGCTATATCCGTTCGTCATAGAGGTACCTGTCCGTGAGCAGTATGTGAATAAGATCCTCACGAACTACCAATATCGGATGGATGCCAGAAGATATCAGGATGAGGTTAATTATCAGGTTAGAAGAACAACTGGATTTAATAAGGCATGGTTCTATAACGATACCAACAACAGTGGAGAGCTTAGGATGACCATCGCCGATAAGAACGACATGAGCCAGCGCCTAAGATATCCTATAACTAACGACGATAGCCGTGATATACTGGTGACGGAAGTGGACCAGAAGATCAACATCAACGACTACTTCAACGAGGTTAAGGACGATACTAATAACCTACCGGTATGGGTTAAGGACGTGAACGATATTGGCCGGGAGATCGACCCCAGGGCTGTCGATTATCACCGGAGGTGGCGTGATCGTCTTCGTGGCGATTGGTTCTTGGCAAGGTTCGTGAATGACATTGAGAGCCGGTTCAAGATGATAGTAAGATGGTTTAGTAATGATGAGAAAATTTATTGATTTATTAACATATGGGGGGGTAGGGGTATTTGCCGCCTCCTCTTATATATTGAAATGATATGGAAGATTTTATCGGTAAGTACAATGGAGGTCAAATAGAAAGTAGGCTTGATAAGGTCAAGGATATGGTTGGCGCTACGGCGTCTCAGGCTGGGGAGGATGGATTGGTACCAGCTCCGGCGAAGGGAGATGAGGGTAGGTTTCTTTGTGGAGATGGCACGTGGAAGGATGTAGTAGTCAAACCAGATTATACAGTATTTGACATTGTTATGGAGATAGCATCAAGTGACAATCCATCTATATCTCAGGAAAATTATAATAAATTATTAGAGAAGCTTCCAAGCAACGCTGTTAATATATTTCCAGTAAGAGATAATGGGGTGTATATATCAAGTCTTCTTGGTGGGTATAATGTTAATGGTGATAATGCTATTTGGTTTCGTCTAGAATTGAATAATGGAGTACTACAGAATAATTCTGCACAAATCTCTATATATCAAGATTTAACTGTGAGTGTAGATTCTGGTATGAATTATTTAATACCAGTAAGTGATGGTATTGATGTATATACAGATCTAGTAAGTGGTCTTTCTGAGAATAATACTAAGCAGTTAACAATACATACTACAGGTGATGGAACTAAATCTTTAATGGATGATGGTAAATATCGTAAACTGCCCGTGTACGGGAGGAATCTGTTGTTGGGATCGGGGAAGGAGGTAAGTAACTCTAGTTACAAGATCGCTGATTATTGGTTGGCGGAACAGATACCCGATGGGACGCAGGTCACTGTAACTATATGGGGTGAGATAGGGGACGGCAAAGAGTCGTTCGACTTATTTAATTCTGGAGCGTATGTGGGGTCATTAGCCAAGTTTCTTCCTACAGATTTTGTAAATGGGAAAGCTCACAAGACATTTAAATGGCTTACTACTTTAGTTGGTCATCAAGCGGATAATACACGTCTTGTTATATTTACCACTCCAAATACAGTTACCTCTACCTCCACCATCCACAAGATCAAGCTCGAGTACGGCGACATCTCCACCGAGTGGACCCCCGCTTGGGAAGATATACCAGATCTAGAAGAAAGATATGCATACGGTGTTGAATGGGATACTGCATCATCTAGTCCTGATGGAGTTAGAGTAGGTAATATGCAATTGCATAGGGAGTTACCTATCCAGAGTAAGATGAAAGGAGCCGTTTTGGATAATAAAGGTGGGATAAATAAATATCTTGGAACCAGTTGGAGCGATTCAGACGTTCAACTAGCTTCCGGTGAACCTGAAAATTTTTCAATAATGACAATGATACCTAGACATTGGTATAAATTTTACTTCAATGGTACCAAGTTTAGATGCATGATATCTGCAATCCCATTACCAGGATATAAATACGTGGATGATTTTTTTATAAGTTCATATGAGGCTACAATATACAGAAGCAAAGATCTTCTTATGTCTCGTCTGGGTGTTGATTCAACTTATAATGAATATCGTGGTGGTGACAACACCGCCGAATGGGACGGCACCTACCGTTCCTTGCTAGGCCGTCCCGTCACCAACCTCACCCGAGGCCAATTCCGGCAAGCCGCGAGGAAAAGAGGCAGCGGATGGGAGATGTACACCTACAACGCCCACAAGATACTGTTCTGGTTATTCGCCGTCGAGTACGCCACGCTGGACAGCCAGAAGCCTTTCAACGCCCAGAAGGACGCTAACGGTTTCGCCCAAGGTGGCTTAGGTCCGGGACTGATGCAAATGACGGATTGGACTAACTTCAATAACACAAATCCGCTTATTCCATGCGGCTATACCAACGAGTTCGGGAACGGCTCGGGAGAGAAGGCATATGTGGTGAAGAACGCTTCCGGCGGTACTCACGCCACGTTGATGGCTAACAGGTATCGTGGCATAGAGAATCCGTTCGGACACATCTGGAAATACACTGACGGGGCCAATATACAGGTCACCACGGGCGATGCGGGATTATCCATATTATGGACTACCGATGACCCATCGAATTTCAGCGACACCTCTTATACCGGTTATGACAAGAAAGGCAATATCTGCCGTACAAACGGTTATGCCAAGAAGATGTTGCTTGGGGAAGATGGCGATATAGTGGCCACGGAGGTCGGCGGTAGCTCCTCTACCTACTGGTGCGACTACTACTACACCTACACATCGGCTAACCGCATGCAGGTGGTGCTGGTTGGCGGTAATGCGGACTACGGGTCGATTGCGGGCCTCGCTTGCGTGAATGCGAATCTTGCGCCTTCCGCTGCGGCTCGTTACTTCGGTTCGCGCCTTTGCTTTTTCCCCGAATTTCGTAAAACGTCGGCGTAGCCGCACGTATCACGTCGGGAATTTTTTTGTATAACGATTAAATAACAAGACATGAAAAGAACATATAGCGACACTATACCGATCACTATGGAAAAGGACGGTGACGGATCCTACCTTTACCGGTGGGACGTTAGAGAGGAGACAAGGGAGATGGGTGACGATATGGCCCCCGTGATCTCCTATAGTTACAACGAGGTCAGGGTATGGCCCACGTTGACGGCCAACAAGATACTGGAAGCCTGTATCGACGCCCTATGGGGTAGCGGTGTTGAGCAGAAGATGCTGAACGATTATAACGCCGCCAAGTTAGGCATACTTGACTCGTCTTACATCGAGTCCTATAAGGTATTTCTGAATGACAGGAAGTCATTGAAGGAGCGAGTGGACGGTGATTTTCTGGATTGGGAGAATAGCTAGTTGACACGCTAGCGCCCTCAATGGGGCGGGATTTGGTCTTATGTTGATATCATGGGCGGGTATGTGATGTGGATCATGTTCCCGTCTCGTGTTTTAATATCCGTTTGATTGTGCGTATATTTGTGGAAAAACGTGATTTATGGCTAAGAAAAATAGACCGAAGGAGATTCCTTCATGGATAAGGGATTTGTATAAGGAAGATCTTGATCGTGTTGTAAGAGGTGAGCGTCCCATGTATTTCAGGGGTATGGATGATAGTCCCTTAAGGAACGTATCCCCGGAGTTTGATATCCTTAGTGGAGGAGCTGCTGTTAAGGGTATGAATGGGATAAGAGGTGCGTTGTCTCCGTTGAATAATGGCATGGGTAATTATAATTTCAGCATTAGGGGTATAAATAAGAAGATAGGCGAGCTGGTTGATGAGGCGGGATTGTATCTGCCTGAGAAATTAAGACCTATATATCAGACTGTGGTGGACGCTATGTCGAGATCCAAAGATAAGGGGTTGGGTTATATCACGCAGCCGTTGGCCAACGCCCTGTACCCGGCGGACGAGCGGCGAAACCGGCGTCTGGACGGGGAGTATCCCGTTGGTTATGTGGATGCCATAGACGGTATCTGGCCTAGGGAGAAATACGGTCTTTGGGGAGAGAGGATAGAGGAGAAACAGGATGGAGGTGAGATTGACAAGGATAAACTTATAACCCTCATCAAGAGCAGCGATGCCAATTTCGCCAGGAGGTTAAGGGATGAGAAAAGGAAAACCATACCTGACTGGGAGGTCGATGGGAATGTCGCCACGCATAAGCTTGGCTACGCTGGCGTGGATGGTCGGTATGTGATATATCCTTCGGTCAGGGAGATAGATGGTGAGTTATACGACTTCACTGATCCTAAGAATAATAGGGGTGAGTGGGACGCTCTTGAAAGTGCCATCGCTGACGGCGACACTATTATGGTGGATTCTGAGCGGGAAGCGGAGTGGTTGACGGGTAATTATAAGAATTATTTCAAGAGTTTCGATGAGTATGCGGAGGGAGGTCCTGTAGAGGATATAGCCAGAAAAATGTACAGGTCGGATCTTGATCGCGTTATATCCGGTCAGTCCCCTCAATATTATGGGCAACTCAATGATAGGCCGCTGGAAGACGTCCATCCAGAATTTGATGTCCTTACTGGAGGTGTTCCTATGAGGTTGTCCCCGTCTTATAAGATGGGGTTGGTAGGTAAAGATGTATTTACCAATCCATGGGAGTCTAGCATCTATGGAAAGGTATTTGATAAGTTGGACGATTATGCCAGCATCCCTAATGAGATATTTACTAAATATCTTGGGAAGACATTGAGGGGTATAAGGAGAAGGATACCTGACGAGGAGGATAAGGAGAGGTTTGAAAGCGCGGCCAAGAAAGTAGCGGATAATATTCATAGGGATCTTGATTATTATATAGGGTTGATATCCACTACATTGGCCGATGATGAGAAAGACAAGAAAGAGGATGGTGGACCTGTAGATACTGATAAAGGATATGGGGAAGGCAAATATGTTGTTGATCCCGGTAGATCGGACAACAACAAGATGGTTGTGTATGATGAGATATGGGACTATCTGACAGAAAAGAAGGGAATACCACAAACGCAAGCGGTAGGCATCCTCGCCAACATCGCCGCCGAGTCCGGAGGGGACACCGAAGCCCTAGGTGCCGCCGGTGATTTTGGTATCCAGCAATGGCTTGGACCGAGAAAGAAAGAGCTACAGCGTAGGTATGGTAAGAAACCGACTTTGACACAGCAGTTGGATTATCTTGTGGATGAGTATCAAGGTCGTGTACCGGGGCTAGGCTGGAACTACATGAACCAAGGCAAGTTCTTTGATAAGGACGCTCAAGGCAATGTATATAATTATTATATGTACTCAAAGGCTGATTTTGATAACGCCACGAATTATAAGGACGCTACCGTGGCATGGAATCAAGGATACGGAAGACCCCTTGGATCGACATTAAGAAATGAGAAGCGGCTTGAGTTCGCCGATATGTTCTCCAATAGATACGGTGTCCCGGAGAACGAGCCAATGAGATACGAGTTCGGGCAGCGGGATTCGGGCACGGGGGACGGAGGTCAGCAGCCCGTGCCTGAGACGGTAGCCCCTGCCGATCCTTCTTTGGCTTCCCGCCCTACCATGGACAGCTGGTGGGAAAAGGAGGGTCAAGACCTGTTATATAAGATGCTAGCTCAATCCGGAGCCAATAAGAAAGCTATAGAGGACATCGCTAATAATATTAAGAATGATCCTCAATCAGAGGCGCAGATAGCGGAGGCTGAGCGTATGCGTAAGGAACAGGCGAAAAGGCAGTTGGTGCTTAATATGATACCGGGGTTGATGCTGAATATAAAAGGAATGTCGTCAATAAAATCCGAAGGAGGTCCTGTTGGGGATGATAAATGGTTTTATGATAAGGATCAACGAAAACGCATCGTGGACAAGCAAGAGGCGATAAGAGCATTAAGCAAGGAAAGGCATAAGATTCTAAATGCGTCAAGATCTGCTTTTCAACAGGGTCTTATAGATGAGGATCAGTTCAGGAGGATGAATAATCTTCCTATATTTAAATTGAGTGATAATATAAGAGGAGGCGGAAACAAGGATGTTGATCTCTTGAATAGTCTTTTTGATACAGCCATGTACGACACGTTTGGAGAATCTGTTAAAAAGGGGTCAGAAGAGGGTGAGATAAAAAGGAAGGAGAGGTTTTATCCCTATAAGCTTATGGCTGATACTTTACTTACAATAGGTGATATAGCCACAGCATCTCCTGGATTCTTGAGGTTAATAGAGAGATCAGGCGCTAGATTGTATCCGTTATTGAATAATATAGCCCATAGTAATTCTGTCCAAAAAAATATCTGGTGTATCAGGAATAGGTGTTGATTCTTCTCAGATGGCACTAAGCCCGGATGATGATAATTTTTGGAATATACTAGGGGTGGCGGGTGCGGCCGCTGAATTGATAGGTGGTATGGATATATTAAGAAATACGAACGTGATGGGTAGGATCGGAAATAGATTGGATGATATTCTTGATATAGCTAATCCTGTCGTGACTTTAGGAGGGTTAGCTAATGATATATTGGACTAATTCGTTATATTTGTCTGTTTTTAAAAATATTTTAGTATGAAAAGGTTGTTGTTTTTATTTACTATGTTATTGACGCCATTCGCTTTGATGGCGCAAGAGGTAATCCCATCAGAAGGGCCTATTACTATTGATCTGACTACCTTTACCGGAATCATGGCTTTCGTCACGATGTCAGCCACTCAGCTAGCTAAGGTGGTTCCGTATATCGACACCCATAAGTGGGCTAAGATCCTATCGGCTGTAGTTATCGGCATGCTGGTATGTATCCTGGCTTGGGTTCTTCAGGTATCCCCGTTGTTAGTAGGGAGTGAATGGTGGGAAGCTCTGTTGTATGGGGTGGCTGTCGGGCTTAGCGCTGCTGGCTTCTATGACTTGGTGAAAGCGATAGGTTCGTTATTTGTGAAAAGGATCTAGCATCTTGTAATTATTTGAGATATGTAAAATTTCAAGATTTTATTATCTATAATATAAGCTATTATATTTTGTAATAATATTAGTATTGCTTATATTTGTGCGCCTACCTACTCATCACGAGCGGATAGGCGCATTTATTAATTTAAAACTTTTGGTAAAGGTATGAAAAGTAATTTGATTTTATCATCAGAAAGTAGGGAATTATTAGGTAGGAACATTTCTGTTATGTCCAAGGACGGGTTTGTATGCATAACGGAAGTTATGGAAGCCTTGAATGAAAAACGTAAATCTATGGGGTTGGAGTCTAGAAGGCTTGATCATTTGTTTGCTACTAATGGATTTCAGGAAAAGATGAAAGCTCTTGTTAGGGAGCTGAGTATTAATGATATATGTAATGTAAGAAATCTTACGGTACAAAACCATGAATTGAAAATCAATAAGATAACCGATCTCAAGAAATACGGAATGGCTTACCGAAGAGGAAAGGGGGAGGGTCAGAAATGGTATGTAAATCCGTATTTTTTTGTTATGGTAGCATTGGAATTGGATCCAGAGATATACGCCAAGGTGATAATATGGTTGCATGATGGATTCATAGAGGACAGGAATGCCGCTGGCGAGGCTTATATCAAGATGAGTTCGGCTGTCGCCAGGTTGGTTAGTGACAAGGGTCAGTTGTCTGATAAGATATCAAGGGTAGCTAAGGCTATTAATTTTATCGTCTTTAACAAGCATGAGAGTGGGATAAGGAATACGGCTACAAAGAATCAGTTAAACGACATAGTAGCTGTAGAGAATGTTATCACCGGGGTTATAGATGGTGGTTTTATAGATACTTATGATAAACTTATAGATTATCTTGGTCATGAGTGGAAAAAGAAATGGGGCAATCCTGTTGCGGCTTTAAAATATTAGTATTAAAGAGACTCATCGTTATATAAATGGTGAGTCTCCGTTTTTTTAGATTATCTTTGTGTCAGAACGAAATTAATTAGACATGAGCAAGTATGTAATCAAGAGGAAGATACCTAAATATCAAGAGGCCGGGGAAGTTGGGTCGTATATGCTTGGTAATATGGATGGTATACAAGGGTTAGGTATAGAACCTTTGGTGAATACCAACCAAGGATTACCCGCGTCGGTCAATCCGCTAGGGATATATTCTTTGGATACTCCAGATCAGTTGAGGACTAAATACGCTAATGCTTTTGATCAGGATGATGTATTCCCGGCTAGCTTCAAGGGCAGTTTGCAACGTATAGCTGAGAATTATCAGGATAATGGTATTACGCTTAATAACATAACTGTTAACGATGTTGATAAGTCTAAGACCGGTTCAGGCGAGACGGATGTTTTTGATTTTACTACCATCCCTTACTATGGCGCTGATGATATAGGGTCTAGATTCACTCAGATGGGTCGTGGTATAGGGCGTATGAGAAGCGAGGGATATGGAGATTTATCCACTGGGGCTAAAACAGCTAATACGATAACCACCATAGCCTCAGGAATTAGTGGTATCATGGGATTGGCTCGTAACGTGGTTTCCGGGATAGCGTCTGAGAAAGGTACTCGTACCAATATAAGGTTGGCTCAGGAACGTGAGGCTAGGCAAAGAAGACAATCCCAGATGCAGTATAAGGATGGTGGGGGTGTTTATCTAGGACCTAATAATAGGTTCGATAGCGGAAGCCTTACCGGTGAGTACCTGTATCCGTTACCTAAGTCGATGGAAGATCAAGCCAACGTAGAGGTCGAGAAGGGTGAGTACGTGACGCAGCCCGGAGAGGCGCCGATGGAGGCTATGGGGCAGAAGCACGCCGATGGTGGAACCCCCGTTTCCTTGGAGCAGGGAACGAAGGTTATTACCGACGACACAACCATAGAGCCGGATTTCGCTAAATACATCAGAGATACGTATGGGATCAAAGCCACGCCTAAGGATACGTATGCTACGTTAATGGACAGGTATAAGGCTAAGATCGGTCTTAAATCGGCTTACGATGATCAGAAAAAGGCGCTGGAGAAGCTGAAGAAAAACGATAAGATAGATGACGAGAATACAAGGCGTTTAAACGCCTCCGTATTATCTAAGGCTATAAATGATAGCAACGATACCGTTAATGGATTAGAGGGAAGATTTACGGACTTCGCTAATGTCATATACAAGGAGCAGGAAGACCGGAAGATGAAGAAGGATGAGGATACGTATTTCGCTAAGGGTGGTGAGATAGATAACATCATATCCAGATCTATGAAAGAATACGGTCTTACGGAGGAGGATATAGCTGAGGCTAAGAAAGAGCTGCTTAAGAAAGTGGCTGGTATTCGTCAGAAGATGGAGAAAGGTGGTAGTTCTTTATTCGATTACCTACTTACTTTCCGTCCCGTAGAGAACAAGTACAATAATAAGGATAACACGTTTGGGTATCAGCGTCAGGGTCAGGATGGCTCTTATGGCGGTATTAATACCGATGAGAGACTGGAGTATTATAAGACGTTCATGCCTTTGGCTTACGATGCTTATATGAGCGCTCCGAAGGCTACTGCTGCCAAGGCTCTTCAGGATGCTATATACAACACTACTGGTGGGTGGATGGGCTTGGCCACGGCGGAGAACCCGATCATCGCCAACGCCGAGGCGCTTCGGGATTACACGACGCTCGTTTCCTTTGGCGGTGAGGATAGTCAAGGCAATTACCCGGAAGATAAGAAAGCTGCATATCATGATAGGATGAGAGACAACAAGTTTGGTCAATACTCCTCATCTCGCCCTATGATCGGTCTAGACGTTGTTACAGAGGAACAGCATAAGGCTCTTAACGATGCCGGTATCACCCATTTTAGCCAACTGTTCTCTGATAAGAACAAGGATGTCGTTAATAAGATACTTGGGGAGGATATGCTTAAGATGCAGGCATTGAGATCCATGAAAGGAATGGAAGGTCTTGATTTTATACTTGACCCTCATAAGGTGGCTCCCGGTCCTATGGATATAGGTGATGTGGATAATCCTGATGTTAAGCTGGATATGCCTGATCTGATTGATCCCAATACACTTCCTAAGACCAACACAAATGCCGGTAAGTCGAACGGCGGCAATGGAGGCAGGAATATAGTAGGTGGTGGTCTTGACTTTCCTGAGGTGTTCAGGATGACCCCGGGAGCCGTGACAACGGAAGGTCTGGAAAGGCATTACGCTCCTACCGTGGATCCGGTGTTGAGATCGGCTGATCAGTATATGGTTGAGGCCAATCGTGCTTTCCAATCACAATTGGATCAGATGGGTAATGTCCCGGATTCCCAGAGAGGGGCTTTATCATCCAATTTACAGGCTATCATGAGTTCCAATATAGGCAGATACATTAATGAGGTAGAACAAGGGAACGTGGCTCAAAGGACTTGGGCTGATAATGTCAATGCTCAGTCATGGGCTAATACGTACGATAAGAATATAGCCCAACGTCAAGCTTACCAGCAACGTATATTGCAGGGATTGGCTATAAATGACGAGAACTGGGCCAGGTATTTCGATAGCGTAAATGACGAGATCCAGCAGAAGTGGAATACGGCTACGACCATGAATACATTAAGGTCTATATTCGGGGATGTCAAGATTGGTCCTAATGGACAATTAATCGCTGATCCTCAAGGAGATATATTGAGTTATAGGAGATTATATCCTGCTCAGGAAGTAACTAAAGGCAAGAAAGGATAAAGGATGGCTTCACAATATAGTATATTAAGGAATTACGGCAAGTATGTATCGCCCTACAACATGGATGTCATGATGCAGGGGATGGGGTACATGCAGCAGAAGATAGATACCAATCGGCAGGCTATAAACGAGTATGCTGATTATATTATCAATTCTGACATTATAAAACCTCAGGACAGGGAATATCTTCAGAACAGGTTAAATGGGCTGATACAGGATGTGAATAACGTGTATCGTAAATCTAATTTGGCTTCCGACGGTATAGCCAGAAGCATACAGGCTCGCCTTGGAGAAGCTCTGGATACCCGTGTGTTGAATGCTATTGCCGGTACTAGGGAGTATAGATCTTTCTCGCAGAAGATCGAGGATATGAAACTCAATAATCCAAAGCAATATAGTGCTATAAATGAGGCTGTCGCTTTGTTGCCATTTTATGAATGGGTTAATGACGGTCAGGTTGGGACAAGGATGAATCCTATTCATTATACTCCTTATACGGATTATAATGAGGAAATGAATAAGATGATGAAAGATTTCGTTAGTCTTAATAAAGGAAAGAAGTTTTCTGTTCCTGAAATAGTGGATGGTAAACCTACAGGGAGGATGAGGGATATTACTGTTGATGAGATGAGTCAATCTCAAATTAGATCAATAGCGGCTAGGTCTATATCTCAGAATGCTAAAGCTCAGATGCAGATAGAGGGACAGTATTTAGCCATGACCAATCCTAGCATGTTTAGTGGTATGACTACTGAACAGTTTGTTAATAAATATGTTTCTGGGTTTGACGCTGAAGAGAGCGTTCTTTTAGCCAAGCTCAAAGGGGCGGAGGCCAGCCCTTCCGCTAAGGCGGCTATCGAGGCTTCGTTGCAGGAGGTTCGGGAGCAGCGCCGTGCGTTAGTGGAGGAAGCTACATCCTTTATTGGCAACAACATGAATCCCGCTAGGGCAGGGGAGTTTATTGTCCGTAACGAGTTTCTTGATGGTGTATCTGCTAGATGGTCATACAATAATTCATCAGAAAGTTATAGTGCGGATGATTATTATTTTAAAGTAAGAGATCTTGATTTCAAGGAGCGGGAGTTCTCATGGAGACAAAAATCCAAGGAAATAGATCAGAATCTTAAGCTTAGGGAGATAATGACTAAAGAAGGTGGTAACAGTCCCGGCGCTTCTTCAGGTGTTATGATTGAGCTAGAAAAAGTTCAGCCTAATGTCACTCCTGAAAATATATTTGACAATCAGTATATTCAGAATGAAAACAATATATCAACAGGAGAGAAGGATTTAATATCGTCTTTAAACCCTGTTGATTTACGAGGTATAGAGAACGATATACAAAACAATCCCTCTATATATCCAGGTGGTGTTAATAGTGAGAATATTATGGCATGGATTACCAATAACGGTGGCGGGTCTAGTTCTGTGTTATCATCACCAGAAAAGGTAGGTAGGTATGAGGCCCTTATGGCGGCGAATGATAATAGGAAGAAATATAGTAAGATAATGGACGAGGAAGTTGATTATCTTACGAATGCTTTTGATGTCGCTACGAAGAATATCCTTAATGATGCTATCAAAGATCAAAACTATGTTACTGGTGGTATTGATACATATACTGATAATGGTATGGTTAACGCAAGGGATGTTGGTAAGAATGGAGCGGTTATTGGAGGAAGGGAGTATTCTCCGGAAGATGCTTTGAAAGTTTCTTCTATAGTTGGATTGATAAGCGAAAACATCAACTACACGGATAGGTCTATAGCTAATACGGAGTTGATGAGATCTTATATAAATCTGTTAAATAGATATTCGGGAGAAAATTTCACTTTGGATGATATAGATAATATAGCCAAAACTTATAGTCGTGTAGATAATCCAATAATGAATAGTGATGATGCCAATATGACTAATAGGGATAAAATGATCAAGATCATAGGTAAGAATATGTCTAGAGCTGATGGCCCTACGCTCAGAAGGGAATGGTCTTCTTCCAATGTAGGTCGTAATATAGCTAAGGCTGTTCAGGATTCTAAAACAGTCTATGAAAGAAGATATGATGAGTTTGCTCCAAGATCATGGTCATTTTCCAATTCTACCAACGCTTCTAAAGAGGATAGGCGTATGCATGCTAAATTAGAGAGTCTGCTTTTGGCGAGAGCCGGTTTCTTGAATAAAGATAAAGATAGTAGACTTAATAATTATATATTGTATGCTCGTCCTACAGATAATCCTAATACATTTGATTTGGTAGCTATGGCTGGTGGAAAGAATATCGCTACGGTTCAAGTTACTAAAGAAGAATTAGATAGTATGGGGTATAGTTTGTATGAAAGGGAAAGAAATGTGAGATCGGAAGATTATGAATCCAAGATCATTCCTGTGTCTTTTTCTGCTACAACCAATAGACCTTACCAGAAATGGGCGCAGGCTAATTCGCTTGGCGCTTTCGCTACTGTCGAGAATGCGGCGGAGGAGGCTTCTAGGATGGTTGATAAGTATGATATTCAGAGTAATGATCTAGCTACATCTGAGCTTAATAAGAGGGCTATTAGGATAATTAATACGGTTTTGAGGAATTACAAGTCGTATGATGTCAAAGCTAAGGGATTCCCAGGAGGGGTTGAAGTTGGTATTTATTCCCATGGTCAAGCAAAGACTGGGACACCGCTTAAGGTATTAGAGTATAATACTGATTATGCTGATAATATCATGAAAATCATAAATATGTGTCCTCAGATGTATCTTACTCAAGCTGTAGTTGAGGCTATTAATAAGGATGTTATTGTAAAGGGTAGGGATATTAATGAACAGCATTCTGACCTTAGCAATCTTCTTTCGGTGTTGGATAAAGAGACCATAGATAAAATAGATGGTAAAAATGAACAGCAATAATAATAATGATATGGGGAATGTGATGAGGGATCAGGGATATTATGTTCCGACTCCATCCATTCCATCCCCTATTCCTGTCGGGATGAGTAGTTCATCGGATATGGATAATGATGTTTTATCCAGGGAAGGAAGTAGAAGCATACCGTCATTGGTTGAGGGTATAAAAAAATCTGTAGAGACATCTTATCATGATGACGTAAGAGCCAGAAACTCGCTTTTCCAGATGATAAATGAGGTAGGTATACCTAAGGGTAATTATGATATAACTGGGAGCAGGATCAATCTTCGTGATTCAAGATATAGGTTATCAACAGGTGAGTGGATTCCTAAATATGAGAATTATATCAATAATATAGATAATGACGATCGTCTATCGAGAAGTCAAAGTGGTTGGGAGAAAACTTATAGAGGATTAGGTAAGTTTATTTATAAGTCTGCTTTGTATGGAATAGGTGGAGTAGGTCAGTCTGTTTATGGATTAAAGGAGCTTGTTACAAAAGGGACGTTATCAGCTATGTATGATAACAGTTTTGCCAGATGGTTGGATGATATGGATAAGCGTGGTGATTATACGCTTAATCATTATTACAGTAAGGAGGAGCGAGATGCCGGATTTCTTAAAAGTATGTTTACAACCAATTTCTGGACAAATGATCTTTTGTCGGGGGCTGCATTTACGGCTGGGGCTATCTTGTCGTCTTATGCTTTCGCTGGCGCTGGTCTTATGAATGCCGCCCGTATGGGGGCTAGGATAGGAGCGACTGTCGCTGGATTAGGTAGGGCTGCTTCCGCCACGAAGAGCGGGTTTAACTCCATGCTGAGGGCCGCCCGCATAGGACGAGGCATAGGCAAGGGTTTGGACAACCTAACCTTTATTGGCACGTCAACGCTTTGGGAGGCTTCGGTAGAGTCAAGGAGTGGGTTGATGGAGTCTGAGGAAAACTTCAAGCAGGCTTACAGAAATGCCTATGGTAGAGAAGCCTCGTATGAGGAGCTTATGAGGTTCAGAAATGACAACGTCGATGCCGCCAATACTATATTTGCCGCTAATATCGGTATTCTTACATTGTCTAACATAGCTATGTTCGGTGATATGTTTGGTATGGATCTTGGTGTGGATAAGTTTATAAAACGCAATATATTTGGCGTAGGCGCCGAGAGGATGGATAACGGGACATTGAGGGCCATAACGCCTAAGAAATGGCAGAAAATAGCCGGGAATACGTTCAATATTATCAAGCGCCCAGTGTCAGAAGGTCTTTATGAGGAAGGTCTTCAGGGAGTGGCTAGCAAGTCCGCCGAGGATTGGGTAGAATCAAGATACAATCCTATGGCTATCCGGCAGAATATAGGCTATATGGAGGCTATAAAGAACGGGTTCAAGGAAACATACGGGTCTAGTCAAGGCTGGAAGGAGATCGGCATCGGTATGATTATCGGATCGGTTATGGGTGGAAAGACCTTTGGAGGTATAAAGGAATGGAGCCAAGACATGTCTAGGAACAAGGGGATGGTGGATGCCTACAACGCCAATGCTGGCGCCTTGACTACCGCCGCTATCCGTGCTATTCGTGGCAGTATGGCTCTGAACGCTCAATTATCAGGCTTGAAAACGGATAATAACGCTGACGATATACCTAATTCTAGAATCATAGATAAGACTTTTAGTGACGCCGTATTCAATCGTCTTCGTTATGATTCGGAGATGGGGATGCTGGATGATACGAAGGAGAATTTCAGGACGGTAGTCGAATCTATACCTAATAGCGATATAGCGTCCGATATGAATATGACGGATGAGCAGGTCAATGAGTATAAAGCCGATCTTGTCAACGAGTTTAATAAGAAGGTGGATAATTTCATTATGGCCAACAGATTCGCCGACTCACTTACTGAGGGTATCCCGAACAGGTCTTTTAACGCCTATATCTCCAATATGGTATATAACGGTATTGAGGCTAAGGATAATTTGAATGATATCACCAATCAGTTAAACAGGATATATAAGACGGGTATAGGTGATGCCCTTGATATATACTCTCATCTTAATCCTGATTCAAGCAAGGCTCTCGAAAAACTCCGGAAGCTGACGAATGATATACGGAAGATGGAGAGGAATATTTTAAATACTCAACAAAAGGTCGCATCGAAGGAAGCAATTGAGTCTGATAAGACTAAGTTGGCTGAGGAGAATGATAGGCTTCTTAAATTGACGGAAGAAAGAATTGCCTTGGAGAGAAAGTTAAGCACGTTGATTAATTCAGATGTGGATATATCTAAGTTATCTTTAAATGATAATGATTCTAAGATTAGCGCCTCAGATCTTATGGCGGCTTATGAGACTATAGTTGATTTTGAGAATGCCGTGTCTACCCGTGGGGTCGATAATCATAAAGAGGTCATGGCGTTGCTTAGCGAGTATCGTCATAATCTTGTGGCTTATAAGAATATAAACGAGTCTCTTCGTCGTATGCGTGACAGAAGATTCATCCGGGCGCAGGAGCGCGGGTTCATGAAGATATTATCGAACGTATGGGGTAAGACTTATGAGGAGGATGATAGCAAGTATGATTTCAGGAATACTGATCATCCTGATGCCAATGCTCTTTACGCTAACGACCAAGCTATAGATAAGGCTTACCAAGATGGTCTTATAGGGGAGGATGAGGCATTTATGTTCAAGACTTATAATCATATGATAGCAAGGGCTATGGAAACGGATATCCAATCTGGTGATAATATTGTTGAGAATATCCCTGATGACGAGGACCTTATAAATCCTTCGTACGATAGGGCTGCCGATATCGCTATAAAGATCTGGAACGGCAATGAGGATATTCTGTCTCCTAGGGAGCGCCAGATATATGATAATAACAAGGATCGTATTGACGATTTCGTTAAAGGATTTGGGGATAATCCTATCGCCAGACTCAATAAAATCAGGTCGATGATAGATAGGTTAAAGATCAATGGTGATGTTTCAGATAATATCAAGAATGCTATTGATAATATTATAGATGTAAATATTAATAGCCTTGATCAGGATCAGATCAAAGAAGCTATAAAGACTTATAATGACCTTATGAATGAGGCTGACAATGGCAATGAGGTTGATCAGGATAAACTTAATGAGGCTGTTGATATTATCAATAACTATTCTGATGATCCTCTTCTTCAATTCGTGGAATGGATGAGGCTGTATGATAATGGAAGTGTGGTTGTCAAGGATTACGATAAGTCTATACCTATGGGTGATGTTCTCACGGAGAGCGAACCCGGGACATCCACCGGCAGGACGGAGGTCAACGCCGCCCAGAATCCGGTGGTGTTGATGGCCCAAAAGAGGGAGATCGGTGGGGTCATGTATTATGAGGTAGGAGGAATGAGGCTTGACAGGTTTATGGCGGGATCCGGGCTTAAGGCTCTCGTCACGCCCGGTGAATATGTTATGGATGATAAGATGGTGATGGATTTTACTGATGGGACGAACATGTTCAGCGTTATTGAGTCCAAGAATCATTCAAGATGGATGATTAGTGAGGATGACGCTCAGGCTTTCGAGAACGCTACCGGTGTCATACTGGGGCGGCAGACCGCCTTATCGACCTCCAACTGGTTCATGGTGTATCGCAAGGGGCAGGATGGGTCTATTGTCCCTTATTATACGGGTGATACGTTTGGATCTAACAACGAGTCGGTGAATCAGGAAGCAGCGGCTAGCCTTCGCAAGGGTGATATGGTAAGGTTTAAGATGGATATGTCAGATCCATACACCAAGGGACTGTATGATAAATACAATAGCCTTAACGCCGTTGATCCTAATTCTGATGAGACTAAGTCGGCTTACAGAGAGCTGGTTGATAATATGGTTATTAAGATCGTGGATAGCGATGGCAATTTCGTCTCGGTACTGAAAGCCAATGACCCGGACTCAAAAGGAAGTAACGCTGATTTAAGGAGTATGGCCTTTGAGTTGTATAGGGATAATGTAGGATCTGTCGCTGGCGAGATTGATATACCGTTCGTAGGCACAGTTACCAGTGTTTTGCCGGGAAGACCTAATTTTAGCATAAGTGATGATAATGGTACGTTGATGGTATCCGAAAATGACTTTACCAATGAGACGGTTGGTAAGGTCGAGAGCGTAGGATATATAGAGAACGGGGAGGTTACGATGAAGGATAATATTAGGTATAACATATTCCCGTTCTGTACGGCTATCGTTAGGGATAAGTATGGTGATTATAAAAATTCACGTATCCCGGTCGTGGCTATAAAAACAGGGAACGGAAGAAATTATCTATATCCCGTAAGATTGAAAAATCAGGATATATCGTCATTCTCTTCCATGATCGGATCGATGGCTGATAGGATTATGGAAGGTCTAGGCGGAGGCGTAAGTATTGATGATATAATGGATCTTAATAACGCTATAGCCAGATCCGGGTTGGATAATAAGACATATATGATTCCGTTGACGGGAGACGTGGATGTTATCAAGAAACGGCTAGGGGCTGTCAAGGAAGCGGCTAGTAAGATGCCTATGACTACTGACGTAAGAGGATGGATAGGCGATTCCAGGACTAAGGAGGATATTTTGATGAATGACGTTACGATCAACATTGATCTTAATAACGATCCTTTCATAGCTCCTAAGTTCAGGATGAGTACTAGGAGGGATGAGACGTTCTTCGAGGAGACGGAGACCCCGTTCGTCAACCCGCCCGGCTCCCAATCGGAGTTTGCCTCGCCTGCGAAGGCTGCCGAGGACAAGTTTTTGGCTTCCGAAGGTAATATAGTATCGGGAGAAAAAGAAGCCCATGATCCTTGCTAAATAAATTATCTTGATTTATCTTTGCGGTGTCAGTCCATCACCTGACGAGTAAGATATTTAAAAGTTGGTCCCTGCCGGGTGTGTGATGGCCCCGGTGGGGACTCTTTATATTATGCAGTTAGATAGTTTTTTACGCCGTAAAATTATGCAAGACCTACGCATCCAGCGAGTGAAGGTCTTGATGATGTTATACACCAGTCATTATTTTGTCAATAACAGACAAAAGCAGTTGCTTGACCATTCATACGCTTTAAGCAGGGATCAGGCTTTCGATTATATGACTGAGTTCAATAAAAGGCTTAGTGATAAGGTTGGTATAGAATGTACGATGGATATTCTTCTGCCTACCGATGATGATAACGCTAATATCATAATCGAGTACAATGGCATCATTAAGAAGTTGATGAGGGAAGCCGAGAGACTGGAGCTTGATACCGACGCCATTAAGGAAATGATGCGTGATCTTCTTAATGAGTTGAAGGATGATATTGATCTTAATATCCTGATATTTGACGTAACCCAGTTACTTATAAAATACAATCTATTTAGGTTGGATGCTATAACTGATCAGGAGTTCAAGAACTCTTTTGTCAGAATGGATAGTAGGAATATGGAGATAAAGAAACTAACTTTATCTGATATCAAGGAGGTGGTGGAGATGATAGAGGATAGGTATAGCTACGCTTTATATATGACAGAGGAATGTGACTGATTACATTTTGGGCTTTAGTAAACAGTGATCAGTTTATGCAAGGTATTGATTATGAGATTTTAGCCACAAATGGTGAAAATACGACAGTTTTATGGAGCTAACACCGTCTATGTGACCCATAAAGGATTTCAGTGGATTGTGTCGTAGATCGGATAAAGATATTTTTCGCTAAACGATAAATTCCATTTTTTTTGTAATTTAGGATTGAGTTTTTGCCTGTCCGTGAGGATCGGCAAAATGATTTGTACTTTTCAGTAGAAACATAAGGTTTGTTATTATGTTGTTATTTAGTATCCCGTCCGCTCGTGAGAGTAGGCGGGATTTTATATCTTTGTGACAAAACGATTTAGTAATGGGCAGATCTTGTTATGTTATAAAAAATAAGGAGGGTAGGGTAGATAATGTCCTTGCCCCGAACGACCAACCATCCGGATTATACCAAAGGGCGATGGAGGTGCTGGGCGACCAGAAGCAGGCCTTATCGGTCTGGGGTACGGCCTACTCCCCCGACTTCGTGTCCTTCTTTGGCGACTGGATGTCCATGCCATCAGAATATGATCTGGATAGTAATGGGGAACCTAGGTATGATGATGTCATGTCCTTTATCAAGCGGAAGAACTATTTCGCCGGCAATTTTATGGCCGATGAGGTTAAGGATATCAATAACACCCTTACTTCCTTGGGGGTTGATAATATCAATGATCTTAATGATATGATTGTATCTAATTTCCTCTCAGGCGGTGATATATTCATCAACAGATATAATCTTGAACGATCTGGGATGTATGACGCTGATGAGATTGATAATATCATGACTAACCGATCGGAGTATGAGCGGGTAAGGGATATGATGAGGAGGATTGTCGATTTTATGTCTGAGGGGAATCTTAATGAGAAGGATATGTATTTCCTGTCCTCCGAGTCAGGCCTTGGTGATGATTATATGATATATGAGGATACATATGACTCGTTAGGAAAGAGAAGGGGCTTGAATCCAATAGAGGTAAGGGATACGATCATGAGGGCGGTAGGCGGTATCAGCGACCGCCGGGAGTTCGATCAGGCTTTCGCCTCCATCCCATACCCTTCCTTGGCACTCCGGTATCAGGAGGATCAGGATTACGCAGATCGGATGTATGATACGTATCGTAATATGACCCGTATGGAGGTTCGGAGTCAGGACGGAAATACGATTACCGACTCGTACTTCAATAGTACCACACCGTATATCAGTATGCCTAAGGATATGAAGGGTCTAAGGGATAAGGTTGGGGAGATAATCGATATGGATGATTTTAAGGACATCAGGGACGTTGCCGGACGTCTGCATGACATAGCCATGGATCTTGCCGACATGGGCGTGGATATAAGCGAGGCGATCAGCGATGAGATGGTTATATCCAGACCTGAGGATATCCGTGATCTTATGGCGTCGCTGGATGTCATGTTGTCTTCCATACAGGCCGGCAATTCGGTATACGATAGCTTTATCTCCGATCTTGATAGGATAACAGGAAAAGGGAACCCGATATACGAGGTTCAGGATACTTATTCTACTGGGGATAGGATGGTGTATGTAAGGTCCGGGAATACATCCCCTTCCGATATGTATGATAGGAGCATGTTGTATATTAGTAGGAATACGTACCATAACACAGCCCCGATAACCGACACCGATCAGGCCTATGAGATGTTGGCCAATATCGGGATAGAGCGGTCCTCGTACTTGCCGGCTGGCGTGGTCCCCGCCGGGGCTTCCCGTTCCGATATTGGCGTGGTCAAGGATAACATAAAGAAGCTAGTTATGTCCAACATCTCATCCTCGAATACAGAGAACATGATCCTTACCAGATTGATATACCAGCATCCCGTAACCCCTAAGATGGATGATGTCGATATTGATCGGGAGTTCAGGAGATACGAGGCTAGGCAGGGAAAGGATCGGGATTTTATCAAATCCTGTACCTCGTTGAGGAAGATCCAGATCAAGGAAAGGTTAAAAAAATCGGATTTATATAATAATGTCTTACGTTTCCTTGATTTTAATGGATTTTATAACGTATCTTTGAACCACCATGACAGAGGTACGTTAAAAAGCATGGAGATGTCGTTGCCGGAAGGTCAGGTAAGGGATCTTCTGTTTGACGTGGCTATCGAGTCCGGTGACAGTAGCATGAGAAACCTTTTCTATCTGGATAGTCAGGACAGGATGATGGATGCCGGGTTTTACAGGTATCTGTACCAAAGGAATCCGGGCCTGCTCCGGGAGGTCAACGGCGGCGTCGAGGCGAGACCGGACGGTTCGTTCTTGGCTCGTGAGAGGTATGATGATTTCGTGTCATTCCAATCCGGCTTATATGAGAAGGTAGGTGAGACGGTTGATGGTGCGATATACAGGTTCGTTGATGATCTTATATACTCCGATCCATCATCATATCAAGAAAACATGGTACGAAGGATGGGTGACGTTACGGTAAGGAGTGACGATAACCGCCTGTCAAGGATAGAGGATAATCCCTCATCCAGTAAGATAGTTAATGAATACACTGCTAATACAAATAAGTTGATGCGAGATTTTTCGTGTAGTTAATCTCTCTTTGACGTCGTGAGACGTTTTCTTTCGAGCATTGAAACATTGAATTTATGGATTTGCATGAATCCGGGTCGTAGTGATACGTTCCGGATTTTTTGTCTTGTATCGGTTCTTATTAATCCCATTTACAAGACATTAAGTACTTTGATGATGACACATATCACGATCTTAGGGCTGTTAATTTTTGAACTTTGTAACGCCCGCTATCAGGTGGGGTTATTATTAATTCAAAAATAAATAGACATGGGTACAAGTGGAGACAAAATCGTGCTGTTAGACGGCATGGGTTCCGGGAGCGGTAGCGCCGCTAACGGTTTATTATCTATGATTCCGGGTATGTTTACCAGCCTTTTGGGTGGAAATAAGATGGACCCGAATTTAGTTGCGGCGTTGATGAACGGCCGTAACAACCAAGACCAGTTCGGAGGAGCCAATGGCTGGTGGTTGTGGATCATCGTCCTGTTCTGGTTGTGGGGCGGACGTGGCTTCGGAAATGGCTTTGGCAATGGCAATGAATGTTGCGCTAACGGTCTTCCAGCTCAATTGAACAACGACTATGGTCGTGAGTTACTGATGCAGGCTATCCAAGGTAACAGAAGCGCTATCGATCAGATTTCTAACGCTCTTAACTGTTCTACCTCTCAATTACAAAACGCTATTTGCAACGTTCAGGGAGCTATTGATAAGGTGGCCGGTCAGGTAGGTATGACTTCTCAGGCCGTTATTAACGCCGTACAGCAACAAGGATGTGAGATCGGTAACCAGATTAGCGCATGTTGCTGCAACTTACAAAGCGCTATGGCTAGTGGATTTAACAACATCCAACATTCGTTAGACACCGTAGGATGTAATATCCAGAACGCTATCACCCGTCAGGGATATGAGAATCAGTTGGCTATTACCGGTCAGACGAACGTATTGCAGAACAACTTGACTAACGGCTTCAATAACGTTATTCAATCCAATCAAGCCCAGACGCAAGTGTTAGCCGCTAAGATAGATGCCCAAACGCAGATTATCAATGACAAGTTCTGTCAACTTGAGATGCGTGAGATGCAGAATACTATCCAACGGCTTCGTGAGGAGAAACAGGCTTTGGCTACTTCCGCCATCACCCAACAACAGACACAGAACATCGTTAGTCAGTTAGCTCCAAAGGCTCCGATTCCGGCTTACGTCGTACAGAACCCGGGTTGTTGCTATACTCCTACCGTAAGGGTAGCTAACGAATGTGGATGCGCTTGCGGCACTACTAACGCCGTATTATAAGGAAGGGGGACAATATGGCTGATTTCAGAGGATATATGATCGGTTCATTCGCCTCCTCCCGTCTTGATAGGGGAGGCATCCCGGTAGTAGCCACTACTGGAAAGGTATCTGACGCTTCTGCGGCCGAACCTACGGTTGATTTTGGCATCAATCCGTGTCAGTGGAACTCACTACCTCCAGAGGGAATATTGTTATGGAAAGTCCGTCATCCGGTAACGGAGACCGAGGCTGATTATCCGGTCACGATCGTCCTTCCGTCCGGCTTATCCACTACCACTCCTGTTACGGTATCCAACGCCGGGGTTATCGTCAACAAGACACCTATAGTGGATAAGGTTGGGGCACATATGACAGGGCAGGATATTACGACTCCCGTGGCATCTGGTGATCCTATAGTAGGGGCCTACACCGAGCATCTTGTGTATTACAACAAATGCACCGGCGTGTTCAGGATGTTGGGTCATACGGCTACGGCGGCTACCGCCCCTAGCGCATGAATTTACTAAGAAAGAACAGGGAGGGTAACCTCCCTCCCATTTAAAAAGATCGTTATTATGTTTAAGGATTTAAAGAAAGGATATCAGGTTTATACGTTGGACACCTCAGGGGTTCCTAAATTCTTTATGGGTACGGTGGTTAACGTCTCGGAGCCTAGGTTCGCCCAGTCCCAGTTAGGTCAGTATCAGCAGTTGCAAGATCGGGTCATGGATCTTACTATAGAGGTGGACGGGAAGTCCATGACATATGTAGTTCCAGAGAACCAGAACGTGGCTATGGCCAACGGCATTACGCTAGCCTGCTCCGTGGACCCGATAATGAACCACCTGAACGCCATGAAACGAACCAGTACGGATATCGTGAATAGCGTGGATAAGAATAAGGAGATTATAGAGGCGTGTGACAGTATCTTGGAGGATATCAATCCTACTTTCAAGCAGTCCAAGGATCAGGATCGGAAGATAAAGGGCCTTGAGGATCAGGTAGCGAAGATGGGAGAGTCTTTCGAGGAGCTTAAAAATTTGTTAATTAAAAAATTAGGTTAATATGAGAGTTATAGATTTAGGCAACGGCCAAGAAGATTATAATGACGAGATCTACGACCGCAGAGGCGGTAGGGGACGCTCACGCCGCTCCGATGGGACTTACATGGGTTATGGTGGTGGAATATATGACCATTATGGCAAGGAGCATGAGGAGAGGATGGAAGAGCTAGAACGCAGGGAGCGTGATCTCGAAAGACGTGAGAGGGAACTGGAACGTGACGAGCGGGAGCTTGAGAGACGTGAGAAACACCACGAGCGGGAAGACGAGATGTACCGTAAGGGCTGGTTCGGGGAACGTGGCATCCGTGACGAGTACGAAGGTACCGAACCGTATATGCGCAGGGGACGTAGGAGTCGTTACTACTGAGGAGCAGACGCCGATGACCCGGATTATAAGCGGTACATAGACACCCATGGATATCACTTTTCCAAGGAGTTGGCTAGGGAGGCCGCTGATAAGATGCTTAACGCCGACGGATCCAAGAGAAGATGGACGATGGAGGATGCTAAGCAGATGTTCGATAAATGCGGGGCCAAGAAACCGGATAACGCTACGTGGGGAGATGTCCAATATCTGTTCGCTATGTTTTATAGCGACTACTTTCCTAAGGTACTGGATTGCGACCAGAAAATAGTCAAGGCTGTATTGGCTTATCTGGAAGACCCTGACGCCCCGGAAGGGACGGCGTTCGTAAGGTATCTGGCGGTGCGGTGCTTCGTCGGTGACACAATCAAATGGAGTGAGATGATATGATTTGATACAACGTTGGAAGAACCCCGTCGGCAATAGAATACCGATGGGGTTTCTTTTTGTCAAGTATCTTATTATCGTTATATTTGTCAGGAGTAGATCTTTTTGTTCATAGGTAGGGCGGGTGGGAATGAAAAAAGGATATCCTCACGGACACCCTTCCCCCTTGGTTGAAAATTACCTAAAACCTTATGAATTACTATTCTTTCGCAAATATAATTATTAAATCGCAAACAGCAATGGGTAAGGGGTATTACTGGATAGAGCCTGTGGATCGGACGTTAAATGATTTTCAGTTTTATAAAGCACATATCGTGGGTGATCCTGAATATGACGAGAAGCATCATCGTGTTATATTAAGGACGGATAAGTATTTCCCGGTAGGAAGTATCTTCCATGTCCTTAATGATCCGGAGATGTTCGTTATAGAGAGGAAATTTAAGACATGGGGGAATAAGTATGTCATTAAGCCTTGTGAAGGTGAATGGGAATGGGAGTCTGTCCAGAAACTTAAAGACAAGGCTATTATATTCCGTAGCGGATTCCTGCACGGGGATGGTGGTTTTTAATGCCTGTCCGCATCTACCCCCCCTCGATTTCTTGGTGTTTATGTATATAGCTATATTTGAGCAAAAATAATTATGATATGGAAGATTTTCAAGGTAAATACAATGGCAAGCAGATAGAGCAGCTTTTGGATAAGGCTAACGATATTGATCTTTCCAAATACGCTCTTAAGACGGATAACGCTCCTACCGCCACAAAATTACAGGCGGCTAGGACTATAGCGCTGTCCGGTGCCGTGACCGGTAGCGCCTCATCGGACTTCGGGAGTAATATTACTATCTCCACGACATTGGCAAACTTCGACGCCTCTAAGATCACGTCCGGTACCATTGATATAGACAGGTTGCCTAAAGCAGCCTTAGAGAGAATGGTCGTGGTTGCTGATGATACGGCAAGGTTTAAACTTACTACAGCCACGGCTCAGGTCGGGGACACGGTTAAGGTAACGGCCACGAATAAGATGTATCTGGTCAAGGATGATAGTAAGTTGAATACCGAGGATGGTTACGAGCCTTATACGGCAAGTTCGGCGTCATCTGTGCCATGGTCTGGAGTGACCGGCAAACCTAGCACCTTCGCTCCACCTACGGCGGCGGCCTCCACCTTAGGTGGCGTAAAGGTAGGATACACGACTTCTGGCAAGAACTATAAGTTACAGGTTGACGCTTCTGGTAACGCTTTTGTTAATGTTCCATGGACAGATAATAATACGACCTATAATCAGGCCACGGCTGACACTTTAGGATTGGTTAAGATCGGTTATACCTCTAGTGGGAAGAACTATGCCGTATCCTTGGACTCTAATGGGAAGATGTATGTGAATGTCCCTTGGACTGATAATAACACGACTTATGCTCAAGCCACGAGCGATAATCTAGGTCTTGTTAAGATTGGATACTCTGCCAATGGCAAGAACTATCCCGTTGCTCTTGACGGTAGTGGTAAGATGTACGTGAACGTCCCGTGGACGGATACCAACACCACATATTCCAATATGGGGGGCGGCAACCTCCTCTACTGCGGGAAAGGCCGGTTTGGTTCCCGCCCCAGCCGCAGGTAAACAAGCCTCTTTTTTACGTGGTGATGGCACGTGGGTTGTCCCTACTAATACTACATACGCCAAGGCCAATACATCGACCCTTGGGCTGGTAATGATTGGATATGCGGAGAATGGTAAGAATTATCCGGTAGAACTGGACGGTAGCGGAAAGATGTATGTCAATGTGCCTTGGACAGACACTAATACGACGTATGGTGTTGTAGGAGCTAATGGGTCTACAGGTCTGGTAAAGAACGGGAGTACGGTAACCAGCGCTTCTGGCTATACCGCCTGTCCTATTGTCAGTGGTGTCCCTTATTATAAAGACACTAATACCACTTACGCCAATATGAAGGCAGCTACGGCTTCAGCGGCTGGTGCTGCGGGATTGGTACCGGCCCCCGCTGCGGGCAAACAGACGTCTTTTCTTCGTGGCGATGGAACATGGGTCGTGCCTACCAATACCACGTACGGGTTGGCCTCCACTTCCGCCAACGGCTTATTGAGACAGCTTAATGGTAGCACCTCTAATTTTATGCGTGGAGATGGTACATGGGCTACCCCTCCTAACACGACATATGCCGTGGCCAACGAATCCACTAATGGATTGATGGCGGCCGCCGATAAGAAGACCATGAACAGGCTTATAGGGGTTAATACGGTCACGACATTAGCCAGCTTACCTATCTCTAAAAGAAGCATCACGGCCACGCTATCAGCGGCTACCACCCTATCCGTGGCGTCAGGTATGCAGATAGGAGAGGAGCTGATGATCAGGTGTGTCCCGTCGGCAGTGTTTACACAGGCTATACCAAACTCTGGAGCTTATGTAAGCATGAGTGGTACTTCTATAACCACTACGGCTAACAAGCCTTTCGAGATAAATATCTGGTGTTACGCTTCAGGCAAGTATAGCATCGCTGTTAAAGAACAAGATTAAAGAATAGATTATGGCATATACATATATAAACAGGGAAATATATCCCAATATGTTGGTTTTAGACGAACCTCTTGATGATAATTACGCTAAGGGTAATAGTTATGATGATTATATTAATGGCAATCCGATTCCATGGATAGAGCTGGGACAAGAACAACTTTCGTTCAAGGAAGCTAATCCTAAAGCCACGGTTAAGGAGATCATTGAGGCTAGATTAGATGAGTCAAGGGTTCTTAACGAGGAGAAATCGGCTAAATATGAGGAGCTGAGATCTTATGAGACTGAAAATCTCCATGAGTTTTTCTTGGATGATCAAGATATTTATATTCCTGAATATGACAGACGTAGCGCTTTGGCTGATGGGGCTATAGTCGGTAAGATAACGATTATGGGTCTGGAGTTCGATATGACGGAAGGCAAGATCTTGATCGGGATGATGGATAAGTACGATAACGATCTGACAACGGCGTTAGGGGACAAGCAAAAGCAGATCAGTATAGCCACTACCGTAGAACAGGTGAGAGCTGTCGATGTTCAGTCCGGCTATCCTGATAAGGTAAGTGTTACCACGGCGTACATCCAGCAACAGGCGAAGGAGAAGGATGCTCTCGATCCTCAAAAAGTAGCTGTCGAGTTTTCTAGGATGTTGGTTAATGACAAATCTTTATCCTTATCATCCAACGAGAAATTGGATGTTAAGGTCCTATTTCCTATATGGGGACAAGAAGGAGCGGAGTTCGGGCTATCCGTGGATACCGGATTTTGTCTTAGGGTAGTTAAGGAGGATACGGATATCCTTTACGAGGTTATCCAGCCTCATACGTTATCGTCAGAATGGGAGCCTGGACTCAGTACGGCCTCCTTATATAAGGTTGTTGACAAGGAGCATGCCGGGACTATAGGTGATCCTATCCCTTATTTCCCTCCTATGGAGATATTTAAGGATAAATATTACATTCAGAACGCTGACGTGTATAAATGCACAAGGGATAGTGGAACTCCTCTTAGTCATAATTTAAAGGACTTAGTAGGGTTGTATGTTGAGGTTGTACAGGGCTAGTCGTATCTACCCCCCCCTATATTTGGCTTGTGATATGATACAAGTTATTTTTGGCATAATAAAATGACATTTATAAATAAATAGATTATGGCTTCGCAAAAATTTGGTTTCGTAACCGTCGACCCGGTATCAGGATCAGGAGATCAGGCGGTTAATTTCTCCGGTGAGAAACACACCGGTCGTCTTCAACGCACTATCAACCTTACGGTCACCACGAACGGCGGGGCTAAGAAGGCGTTGGTAGTTAATCAGGCAGCGGCTGCTGAGGTGGTAAGATCAGACAGCCCTAACGCTTCCGTACAAAAGACAGGTGGTAATGTTACCATCACCGGTAAGTCTAACAGTACTAAGCTTACGTTCGCGGTCACGCCGGCTGAGGAGAACGGGCTTACGTTACAGCTCCCGGCTAACTACACGGCGGCTGGAAAGACTACGGCTAACGGAGCGGTTATCGCCGACGATCCCGGAGCCGCTGGCGAGTTCGTTTGGAGCATCACGATCTCGGACGTACCGGCCAACGTCACGATCGAGGAACTGACAGCTACATTGAAGGTAACTGCCGCTGGTGGCCAGACAGCCAACGTGACGGTAACGCAAGCCGCTGGAGACTCTACTATCGAGCTTGACAAGGAGACTATTAACTTGGATGTAAATGGTACTCAACAGACGGTTAACGTAACATCTAATGACAGCTGGACTTGGGCGCAAGCAGCGACTAGGACCGTATTGAGAATGATGGGACGATAATCAGTTTCTTTTCGCTTACTCAGACCCCGATCGACTTAAGCCGGTTGGGGTTCTCTTGTTTTATTATCTTTGTGAGTAGAAGATAACTAAAGGATATAATTATGAGTGATTTGAATGTTAATTGGAAGGACGGGGTAGGCGAGGTAACGGACCAGCCTCTGACCGTCAGTCCGGGGTCCGGGACCGGAAGCGCCCCCGTTTCCTTTGGCTCGGTGATGAACAACGGTCTTGATCGGACTCTTGAGCTGGAGATAACAACTCCAAAAGGTGTTAAGAAGACGCTCACGGTGAATCAGGAGGGATGCCGGCAGGCTTATATCACGAGCGACGGCAAACGATGGCTGACTAGCGACAATCGGGTGTATGGGGTTTTGAAAAGCGATGCTCCGTGCGAATGCATAGGTGATTGCCCTTGATATTTTGTTTTTACGAATTTTGTAATTACATTTGTGGCGCATGTCCATCACCATGCTTTTCGTCGCTAATTTATTATAAGGGATACCGGTCTGTGATGGGATCGGCATCCCTCTGTTTTTTAATATGGAGAAGATAAATGTTTTCGATGTTCAGGTTCCTGATGGGAGACAAATCCGTTGTATGTCGTATAATAAGGTTACTTATTTTGATCTTGACGATATATGTAAGTTATGTTTTGACTCATACGATCTACATGATGTGGCTGACACTAAGGTAATGAGTGAGTTCCTGCACCGAGAGGGTGGTCGTTATTGGACTACGATAGATGGCGTAAGGCAGTTGTATCGTAGGATTGAGTGTAAGATGTGTTTTGAGGTTATAGAAAAATTAAAAAAATTATGAGAGAGCAGGAATTTGATTTCGTGGTATATCCATTAAAGTTGATTATCACGGTAGGATTGGATTACGAGACGTTATGTAACCGTTTCGAGAATATGGAGCCGGATCATAAGGGAGAATGGGGTGATAAGGATGATATGGATAAGGAAGCGTCTTTCGTGAATCTGGTAAGGGATAGGGACGATGATGGTAAATTCGCCATACTTTGGAATTTTTCAAGCGACGATGATATAATGATGAGAAATATATGTCATGAGTCGTTCCATATAGCCATGAGCGTGTGCCAGTTCTGTAATATGTCGCTTGGATTTAAGGTTGGAGAGGATGAACATGCGGCGTATATAGCCGGCTTTGCTGGTGATTGCGTTAGCGCGTTCATTAATAGCAAGAATACGGATTAAGTCAGGTGATTATATACCAAAGTGATTATATACAACTTTACACTATAAATATATAGATTATTTTTATATATAAATAATAATCTATATATTTGTGCCATGAGGCTAGTTGAGCAACATATAATCAAGCAAAGCTCGGTGTATTATAATGAACTTCAAGACCTGTTGCATAAGTGCAAAAACTTATACAACAAAGGATTGTATGTTGTTAGACAACATTACTTTCAATATAAGGATGATAATACAGTTAAGTGTAAATACCTCAATTACTACTCACTTGAAAAGAAGTTGAGAACAGAAAATGATCTAGATTACAGAGCGTTGCCATCACCAGTAGCACAATAGGTATTGATGATGGTTGATCGGAATTTCAAATCCTTCTTCAATCTTCTTGGCAAGAAAAATAGAGGTGAGTATTCTGAGAAAGTAAGAATACCTAAGTATCTTGATAAAGACGGGATGTTTATTGCTGTTTTCCCAACAACAGCCTTTTCTCAGAAATGGATAAAGCAAGGTATTATTAAGTTACCAAAGCAATTCTCTTTCACCACAAGAACTAATAAACAAAATGTCCAACAACTCAGATTCGTTCCTAAGAACGGATATATTGTTCTTGAAATCGTATATAATAAGAAAGAGAAAGATCTTATGTCTGATAATGGAAATTACCTTAGTATTGACCTAGGACTTAATAATCTTGCGTCTTGTGTATCAAATACAGGATCTTGCTTTATCATCAACGGTAAGCCTCTAAAATCTATCAACCAGTATTATAATAAAAGATTAGCATATTTAAAATCTAAATTAAAAGGTAATAAACAAGTATCAAGACAAATAAGATCGTTAACCAACAAAAGGAATAACAAGATCAAGGACTATCTGCATAAAGCGAGTAGGATATTGATTAATCATGTAGTCTCCAATGGCATTAATACAATCGTAATCGGTCATAACAGATGTTGGAAACAAGAGATCAATATCGGAAAACGAAATAACTAGAACTTTGTATCTATTCCTTTTAATATGTTTATCTCAATGATATCATATAAGGCTACACTTGAGGGAATCAATGTTAAGATCGTTGAGGAATCCTATACCTCAAAATGTAGCTTCTTGGATAACGAGCAGATTTGTAAGCATGAGGAATATGCCGGAAGACGTGTCAAACGAGGATTGTTCAAGACATCTTCCGGTAGTATTATTAACGCCGATATCAACGCTGCATTTAACATCATCAGAAAATCGGCAAAAGAAGCCTTTGATGTAAGTAACTTACCAGAAGGTAGAGGGTTTTGGTGGAACCCAGTACGGGTTTCCGTATAAATATATACCATTTTACGATTTTAGTGTAAAGTGGTATATAATCACCTTTGTGGGGGCTTTTTGTTTATCTTTGTCAAAAACATGAAGTTATGTCGAGTTGCGTAATTAAAAGGAATAAGGAAGGTAAGATAACCCGTGTCTTGACCCCTTCCGGCGAGGTATCCACCTTGTTCGATAAGATAGCGGGTATAGCCGCCGTAAGTGACCTTAATAAGGCCGCTGAAGCTTATATGACTATTTATAACGATAAGTTCAGGTCTAAGTTCGGAGACTGGACGAGATCCGTTCCAAGGAATAAGGAGGCGGCCAGATCCATAAGCGCCAGACTTAGCGCCAGCGAGTGGGGGCAACTTATGTCAGCCAAGGTCCTGTCCGCCATAAGCGACATGGATGCCCCAGCGTTGGCCAGAAGCCTTGGGAATAGCGACAATGTCGTGGCTTATCTTACCTCCGGAGAGGTAGGTGATGTCAATGATATGGCTGTGGTAGATACATCCACGGTACAGGAGGTGGATCTGGATTCTATAAACGAGAATAATGTTGGCGATACGATACTGAAAGAGGCGTCATGGGATGATATAAGGGCTATCAGGGAGAATATAGATATTAGGGAGACAGCCCGTATGTTATGGAAGGCCGTGGAAAGCGCTTTTACCGGTCAACGTCTTAATATCAGGGTGAAGGGTGGAAATATAGATGGTGAGATCATATTTTCTGGTAATGTCTTGCCGTTAAATAATATTGAGAATTATACTCCTCCATCTTCAAGACTGGTATATGATTCCGGTGAGCCTCGCCTGTTCTTTAGATCGGATGACGGCAAGATACACGACTCTTACGCCAACGCCATAAAAGGCTCGTCCGGTGGGCGGATCGAGGCCGGGTTCTTGGCCGGCAGTGTCGAGGAGAGTGACGTCCCGTCCGGTACGGCTGATATCTCCTTTGGCTCGTCCTCCATAACCCTTAACAACAGTGAGTCATTCATACCGGTCCTTGGTATCAGCTCAGGCTCTAATATAAGCACTCGTGGAGGGTTTGTCAATTACCTTATCAAGAAAGGTCTGTTGAGCGGGGAGCGTATAAGGTTAGGGGATAGGTATTATCTTACCGGAGCCGGCAACTCTGATGGTCTTAAGATCTATAACGCTATGGACGCCTTGTCTAGACTAAGGAACAGGTTTGGTAGTATGTCTTCTGAGATGAACGTATTAGGCTCCATCGGTTTTGATACGGAGGTAAGTAATGATCTTGATCTTATCACGACATCAGGGGAGAAGGTTACGGTAAGCAGATCGGAGATAAAGGGCATGTTAAGGCAAGGTAAGTTTGAGGAGCTTAATAATAAGTATGATGGGTTCATGGAGCTAGCCTTGTCGTTGATGATGGAGGATAACGCCTTGTACGGAAGTAATGTCCGTGGGGTTATTGAGAATGAGAAGGCGGAGGATCTTCAGAACAGGACTGATATCACCAACATCTTATCCACGTTAGGTATCCGTGTGATGGGTATGTTCGAATATATGGATAAGTATAAGATGCGTAATGGTGTCGAGCCTTCGGCTAGGGCCTTATCCGATATGGCTAATGGGGTTATTGCCCTGGCTGAGGGAGCTACGGTAGAGGATCTTAATGAGGAGGTGGCTCACTTCTTGATCGATACTTATCGTAATCAGCAGGAGATTGACGAGGTTCTGGACTCTGTTGTCGACACGCCATTATGGAATCAATTCGCCGGTCGTTACTATGAGGTGTATGGGAAGGAATACCAAGGGGAGGAACTGGATCGGATGGTGAAGCGGGAGATCCTAGGTAAGACGTTGGCCCAGCGGTTCGTACCGGGCATGGAACAGGCGGTGGAGGATCTGGCCTCGTCCGAGGACGCCCAGCTCTCCTTGTTTGGCAGGATAATCCGGGCTATAAGGAATTTCTTCTCTACCCAAAGATCAGACTTGAATAAGGTTCTTGATAGGATAAAGGAGTCGGCGTTAGCTGATGATCCAAGCGCATTTGACGTGCTTCTGTTAAAGGATAGCGACCATCTTATGTACTCATTATCGGATGTTGATGTGGCTAATAAGTTGATCAGGAACGGAAGATCATTAGAAAGGTTGTACGCTAGATTACAGAGAATGAGATCAAGCCAAAGCCAGAGGATTGGTGAGAGCATCACCCTCCTTCGTGATATAGGCGAGAAGGTAAGACAAGTTGGGGGCGAGCTTAATAAAAACAACAACCTGCTATCCACCAAGAGCGTTATAGCGACCGCCAAGGCTGAGGTGGAGTATTTGGTCACTGTCGCCAGTAGCCTACGTAAGAGCGGAAAAGGATTGGATTATGAGACGATACAGGTTATCGATAACGTATACGGGGAGATAGTGCCATTGATCAGGAACCTTCGTGGATTCGTCAATAATCAGGCGGCGGATTATTATAGCAACGATAAGGTTGGCATGGTAGAGGATATGGATGATATATTGCGGATGGCTGAGACATCTATGTCTGATATAAACGCCCTCCGTAGTGATCGTAATGAGGACTGGCTGGATGGACAGCTTCGGATGTTTAATATCCCGGAAAGGTATTGGGATGGGATAAAGAAGTTGGTGAATAACATCCATAAGGATATCAATGTCATGTCCCGATTCTTTGGCACACTGGAGCATAGTGGTAACGCTATCTTAGGCATGTTAGGCCAACGTCTAGCCAAGGCCCATAATGAAGCCCATACCGAGGGTATATCCAATATCAATAAGATGACTAGGATGATGAAAGAGCGTGGATGGGGGATAAAGGATAATGAGGATCTTATACAGAAGATAAATGGGAAGAACTCGGATTACCTTGACTCGTCCCGTGATTTCGCCAAATACGATTTACTGTATCGGACAGAGCAGGCGAAAGCTATTATTGATATATATGATCTTAAAAAGATTACGGGTAAGACCGAGAAACAACTTATCGACACACTTTTATCTGATAAGGGGCTTAAGGTCAAGACTCGTGATGATATCGTAGGATATGATGGGGATAAGCCTATTACAAAGGAAGTATATCATATATTCAAGCCAAGTATCCAGAATTTTGATATCTCGGCCATGACATTCGAGGATCAGCAACGGTATCTGGATACGATAAATAAGTGGTTGGATGAGAACCGGGAGAAACCTATGGTGCAGGCTTATTACGATAAGATCGAGAAAGTCAATAAGAAGGTCGAGGAAAGACTGGGTCGTAGGGTATCGCAAGCTACGTCCGATTTCATGACCCGTATCCGCAGGAGCCGGTATGTGGCTATGGATAAGTTCGTGAGGAACGGGAAGGTCGATTGGAAGGCGTTTCAATCCGATCCTATAGCTTGGAGATCTTATCTGGATATTTTACGTGATAGGGCTATAGCCAAGAGCGAGTGGTATTCCGATGGGACACCAAAGGAAGAGGGGTCCGAGGCGTTGATGATGTCAGAGGAGATCAAGGCTTGGGATGAGGCATGGGCCGAGGAGTTCGGGAATACCAACGAGGGTCGCAAGGCTTCCGCCGAGTTTAAGGAGATACTGCGTGGGATAGAGCGGTCTGAGGGCGGTAAGGCGGCGTTCGAGTTCCTGCTAGCTGGCGGTCATCTTGGTTTCTCTAAGGATATGTGGGGATCCGAGGAGGGTGATTATTACGAGAATCTGGTTGATAAGATCACGGAGCAATCTGCATCATCATCAAGGATAGAGAAGGTAGAGGAGGCGATGGCAACAATAAATGAGATCAACGATCAGTTAAGACCTTTGCTTATTCAGTACCGGGACAGCACCAGATATGGCGAGTATGATTTCGATCGTCTTCGTGGATCCGCCTCGTTAAGGAAAATAAACGAGCTATATGACCGTCTGGCCGAGGCTAAGAGCGTTATTAACGCCGCCGCTTCCGCTGAGGATATTGAGATGGATATGCCCGATACGGTGGAGAGTGGCGTTACAGATTCCTACCGTAACGCGCTAAGAGACGCCGTGACATACGACAAGGGAATGGATGAGATTAAATTCGCCAAGGAACATATGTCCGCCCGCTCCCGGAGTCAGGTAGATAGGATGGCCGCCAAGCTGTCGCAGAAGAATCCATCATGGACATCCATGGAGACAACGTTCCTTAGAAAAAAATACGGCCCTGATTTCAGTGATAAGCTGGCTAATGATATAGCTATGGGTAAGGCTAATAGTATACTTATTGAGTACGCCAGAACCCGACTGTATCCTTATATGAGGAAATACTCTCCCAAGGGATATTCTGATTTCGTTAGGAAGATAAATAACGGTACGTATAAGGTATCCGAGTTCTTTGATGCCATGGAAAATGGTATACCAAAGGAAGAGAGCGTATCCCGTTTCGGGTTCGATATTAATATGATCGATTTGTCGATCAATAACCAGTGGCTAGAAGAGGCTGATTTCGAGAGTTCCTTCCGGAATCCTAATTATAATCCCGATCTAGGTTATGGATATCATACGCCTAGATTTGATAAGTACAAGAATGAGGCTTTCTTCAAAAAATACGGTATTACCAAGGAAGGAGAGGAGGCCACGATCAACAAGGATAAGTGGGAGATGAGGAAGGAATTGCTTAACATAAGCCGTAAGGCTATGGAGGATTATGATGAGCGTTTCAGGAATATCTACCAGATACCACAAATATCCAAGGGCGGAGTTGAGAGGATGGTGCAGGCCGGGGTTGACCCGAAGGCAGCCATCGGCAACGCCGTACGTGATATTGTTGGCGAGAGGGTGGATGACCCTATACATGGTCAAGGACAAGACCTTGGAGGCCTTGACGAGAATGACAACACGTATCGTATGATCCCCAAGTACTATCTGAGCAAGCTAGAGAATGCCGATGACGTATCCCATGACTTCGCGTACTCCTATTCCATGTTATCCTTGCAGGCTACCGCTTACAAGTATAAGAGGGCGGCCTTGGATGATGTCATGGGATACAGGAACATGATGCTTGAGACACAATATGACGGAGGCAAGAACCCGGAGGCCACTCACGCCTATAGGATGTTTCAGGACTGGGTCAACGCCAGCATCTATGACATCAGGATAAACAATAAGCGGGCGGAATGGAATATAGGTAATTATAAGGTCGATCTTAATAAGCTGGCTCTTATGTTTACCAAGTTCGTGTCCAAATCCAACCTAGGCTTCTCCCCATTCGTAGCGGCTACCGGCGCCCTTACCGGGCAGGCCAACTTCCTTTTGGAAGGTATGGTAGGACAGTACATAAGCAAGGACTCCATGAAATACGCCTATGGGGAAGCCCAGAAGCAGTTAAGTACGTACGTATCGGAGATCGGGGACATAAACCGCACCAACAAGCTGTATGTCATTGGAGAAGCCCTAGGTGTGTTTAATGTCCGCAACCGTGTACGATCGGCGGCGTATAACAAGATCTGGAGAACCTTATTCCGGGACCTACCGTTTAAGATGATGGAGGTTCTTAACTCCCCGTTGGACCCGCAGGTTATTATCTCGGTGATGGATGACACTCGCCTGTATGAGGGTCAGTTCTGGTCATATTCTAATTTCAAGGAGATGATGATGAAGGACAGGAATATGTCCGCTAATGAGGCTAAACGTAATTGGGAGCGTTTAAGGGATTATTCCATATGGAACTTAGTAAATGTCAAGGACGGGAAGATCGTGGCTAAAAACGAGGCTAATAAGGATATTATAGACCGATACATACCTACATTGTCCAGCAGGGTCAGGAGTATGGTGCAGATATGCGACGGCGCCCTTAACGAACAGAACCGGGTGGGGGCTAGCCGGAACGCTATCCTTAACATGGTGCTCCCTCATCGTGGATGGTTTATACTTGCCATTCAACGGGCATACAAAAAAGCCGGGTTTAACTTCCAGACCAACCAGTTCGAGGAGGGATATATGAGAACGTTATGGAGATTCGCCGGAGATATCTATAATATGATGTCAGAAGGCAGGATGAAGGAAATACATGACGTGCTGAAAGAATATCATAGTCTTAATCCTTATGAGCAGACCAATATCAAGCGATCGCTTATCAATATGGCGGTATTCGCTACGATGATAGCCATAGGAAGGGCTTTGATGGGATATAGGGAGGATAATGAGGATAGCTGGTTCGGGCAGTTCATTACCTATATCGGGTTCAGGACGATCAATGAGATCGCTTCCCAGACATCCCCGTTCATGGAGCTTAACGCCATAGATATGCTGCAAGATCCGCTGGTTACGGCCCGGAAGTTAGGCGATCTCACCGATCCCCGGAACTGGGACCCGTTCGCTACTGTCCAGACCGGTGTGTACAAGGGCGAGAGTAAGTTGTGGAGACAGCTCATGAAGTTCTCGTTTGGTAAGCAATGGTATAATATCAAGACGGCTAGGGATATTAAGCAGACATCCGACTACTGGTTGATGACCAACGGCATGACGATGGGATTCTTCTTAGGAGGTAGGGATAAGGATGAGTCCGGGGAGGACGCTAATTGGTACTTTGATAGGGGAAGATAGCCGATATAGTATGACAAGAAAAAATGGCCGATCAATTGTTTAAAACAATCAGATTGGCCATTTTTGGATTCCCATCTATCCATCCCGGACGGATGGGAATAGGTAATTATTTTATGAATACAAATGTAAGCATTTATTAGGATTCTTCAAATAGCCAAAATTAAATTATACCAAATAAATATAAATTATTGTTATTTAGGTTTGTAGCATAAATATTATGGTTATATTCGCATCATGAAACAATGGATGACGGGATCTCACTTCAAGGTCATTCAATGTGTAAGATATTTTTGGCTCATTAGGATTTGTCGAGGTGAGATCCGGCATTTCCTTTTGAGCCTATTTTTTTATAGGTAATTATATACAAGTTTACACTTATATAATTAGTTAATAAATTTCTTAACTGGGTTATACCCAAACCCTGTATGGAGTGGCATTGCTGCATCCCCCTTTACTTTTCTCATGATATTATAACTTCCGTTGATGTCAGCATTGATAAGAATACCATCTCTTGTCATAAAAAGACCTCTTCTTACCCTTCTACCAACATAAGTATCATGATGACATACTGGTTCTAAATCGAAAGAACTGCATTTTGACGTGTGAGATTCGTTTACTTCAATAAATCTTAGTCCTTGTCTTTCCGATTTATACCTTAACATTGATATAAACATCTCAAATGGAATTGAAACAAAATTCTGATTATTCCTTTTACCAAGGTTAACATTTTGTTTCCATCCATCGTTATGACCTACTATCAATGTTGTTATATCCTCCTTCAAACAATTATTTATTATCTCCTTACTTGCCTTATGAAGATAATCTTTCACCTTGTTGTTTCTCCTTCTTGTTAAGGACATCAACCGTCTCGAATTTTCTTTCCCATTTACTTTCTTTAATTGTTGTTGAATATCTGACCTTTTCTTATTGTAATACTGATTAATAGATTTAAGTCTCCTCCCATCTATCAAAATAGGTTTATTGCTTACGTTAGTTACGATAGAAGCAAGATTATTTACACCTAGATCAATAGACATGATTCTGTTGTTATCATCAAGTTGCTTTTTCACAATTGACTCATATACAACTTCTATGACATAACAATCGGATTTAGGAACAAATCTAATCTGTTTTACAGTTCCTTCCTTGCAATTAGTTCTTAAAGGAGATAATCCTTCCTTTTTAGGGAAATAGATAAAATCTCCTCTATGTCTAAATTGTGCGTAAGAATAAGAAAATACGTTCCTTCCTTTTGTTTTATGCTTATATTTTGGGAATTTAGGACAGCCGGTAAATTTCTTATTATCACGTTTCCATGCCTTGATAGCCGAGAAATAAGATTTTAGGTTCTTGTCTAAAGCCATAAGAACTTGCTGGGAGGATGATCCACTCATTGCTCTATAATCTATGTTATTATCTGCTACCATCTTCTTGTTAAGATCTACAGCTCTTATCCATTTACCTGTACTAAGAAACTCTTGCTTTATTATATACAAAGCCGCATTGTACAGATTCTTGGATAAGAAACATATTCGATCTAAATCCTTATATCTCTTATCGTTAATAGTAATTATATGTTGTTCCACCAAATACATAGCGCAAATACAAATAGAATATTTATAAATTCCTATTTATATGCTATTTTTTTTAGTGTAAAATTATATATAATCACCCTTCTTTTTTATCCTTACATCCTATCATGATAAGAGATAGGATAATAATGCTTGCTTTAATCTTTGTCATAACAGTTCCATATCATTCTTGTATATCACGTCACCTTCTTTCATTTCGTCTATTTTATTAATTTCATTATCAATACAGTAAAGTTAAATATTGTACATACTATGGACATCCATAATGTTATACTTACCATAAATCCTAGGCTTTTAGGTATAGGATCTATTCTTCTGAATGTTAAGATCATGTATATAAATGTCTTTATGTTCATAATTTACGATATTTTTCTATATAGTTAACTATCAAATCTTTAACTCCTTTTGGTACATCTACCAGTTTGAGATTACCTTGGAATATGTCCTTGCCGTACTCATCCATAATCTCCCCGAATGAAGGATTCATGACTCTTGTTGACATAGATATCGGTTGATCAGTGTCAAATTTGATAACGATCTTCTTTCCGCCATTTATCGCCTTTTTAAAAGCCACGTAAAGCTTTCGACCTTTTATTATATCACAATTCCCTTTCAGGATATTAGACATATGTATGACATATTCTTTCTTCGCATCTCCGGGGTTGTCCATAAGCTTAAGATCTCCTCCGGTATCTCTCCATTTCCTGAAGCACGGGAAACATAGACCGTAATTTGCCTTGGCGTGTCTAGGTATCATCCTGCTGCTGCCGGCTGGGATCGTATCGCCACAGCAGATACACGTCCTATCCTTGTTGGTGCGCATCGGCACATAGCTCTTTATCGGGTATTCTTTTCTTTTATACATCTTCTTCTGTTTTCAAAATTATCATCACCATACTCATAATTAGGACAAGCTTTGTTGCCTGGTCGTCTAACATAAGTCTTTTGCTTCCTGTTATATTTACTGTTAGGGTTTATATAATGGTCACACACTTGCCAAATAGAGCAACATACTTTCCCGTATCTTTTCGCCCAATCATTATCATGCAGATGTACGCATGTAGAGCAAGTCGGATTCTTAAGCTTATCCTTGTTATCATCTATGATCTTATTGACCCGATCAAGAATAACATGCATTTTTTCAATATTTATGACGTTAAACGCGTCTGGTTTCGGAAGATATGTCATCGAGCTTATATCTATGTCCATTTCCTTGGATTTGTTGTAAGCCGATTTGTATTTCCTTACCATCAAATCTTTTAACTGATTTACCTTCTTCTCATATGTTCCCATGTCTCATTCGGTTTTCCATCCCTGTTTCCTTAATAAATCCACCATCATCCCTTTTATCTTAGGGCTAATGGCTTCGGTAAGTATATCAGCGGCCAAATTGATAGAGAAGCTGGTCATCCTAGACTCCCCTATATATTTCTCGCTGGTAACTTCTTTCACATAGTCGTGAATATCCTTAATCATCTCATTTTGAGATCTTAGGAGATCCAGTATCTCATCGAGTTTATCATCCATCTTTTTTCTCAAATACACCTGACAATAACCAGACAATCACTATCAAAAAGAAAAATAACCCAAGAGCCTCATCCGGGTAATCATGCATGGCCTCTAGAACATCTCTCATAGCTTGACATCCATTTTGTTGATTATCTTATAAAATATATCCCTAGTCAGCTCAATATCATAAGTAGCGTCATGGAGTTTATTCTCATCAATCTCAATACCCATAGTCTTAGCCACGGTCATCAACTTAAAGTTCTCCATATCGTTTCTTACGCCCATAAGGAATGGTGTCACCATAACATATACATCCATACAGTTAGGATAGAACCATGATCCGAAATACTTATCCCCACATTGCTGGAATAAAGCCCGTAGGAAGCTGTTATCGAATCCAGCGTTGTTATACCCCACTAAATACATTTTATCCCTCTTATCGAACTTATTCACGTATTTGGATAATATACCAACTAACTGCCTGTATCCGTCTTCCATAGGCTGATAAGACTGCACTTGCTCCAAGGTAACGCCGGCCACGTCCAGCGCCTCCTGCTCTATCGTGGCGGCAGGGTTCGGGGCTAGGCGGATGTCGAACCTCTCGGCCTCCTGCCCGTCGATATCCACGATCCCTCCTATTTGGTGTATTCCGTTTCTCCAGAACTTAACCCCGGTTGTCTCTAAATCAAAAAATAGTAATTTGCTCATGTCTATTTATTTTGTTAATTTATCATTATCTAAGAACTAGTCGTGAAATGCTTTTATAATATATACTCCCATCAACTCTTTTACCTTCAAAGAAGTATATCCAATATTCTAATGAAGAACATCCAAAAGCAAGACATAGATTATTTATCGCATATCTAAAGTATTTCTTGCCTGAACGAAATAAGATTTGAAATTCTTTATTATTTAAATGGAGTCTTTTTTTGGTTTTTCTTTTATTCATGTTTATAGTTTTATTTTAAATGTTCCTTAATCTTATCCAATGCCTTATAAGACAGATAGCTGTCTATAGTATTATCGCTATCTATTTCCAGCAACTCATTAAACAAGTCTTTAGCCAATGCTTTCCACTGCTCTCCCCAATCACGGAGATTCTCGACCTTTGACCGTATATCCTCGAAATAAGAATCTACGTCTGATTTGATTGATTTTGAATAATATTTAACATCCTCCTCGTCCCCATCCATAATATAATCACATTGTGTCCTGATATCTTTTATATGACTGTCTATATCACTGCACATATAATCAACAGGTTTACGTATATTGAATATAGCTTCTGACGTAAGACCGGTTATATCTTGTATGTTTTTTAAATTATCCATTGTTTAATCAATTAAATGCCAACCATCCACCTATAAATCCCATCATAAAAACAAATAAGATTATAGATGTGAATAATATCCAATCTTTTGCACTTAGCTCATTATTATCTCTCTTTATCTTCTCAAGATAATCATATATAGCTGTATAGACAGCATGGTGAATATTCTCGTCTCTAGCCCTTACGATATTATCATATTCGTTATATCCTAGATTATGGGTAGCACTTTCGATCCTCATATTCCCCGTAACTTTTTTGTTTACATCAAAATCGAAACTAAATACCATATCGGTGGTTAGAGCGTTTGCGATCCTGCTTTTTATCTCATCATTACTGAGATTGGCATCGTGCACTAATCGCTCATAGTCTTTATCGTCAAGAATTATCTGTTTTTTAATGTTCATATCCCTAATATTTCTGCTACATAAACAAATCCATAACATACATAATTATCAGCGTCATGCTCACCATAATCCACATTCCATACGACGGCGCACGGGAAATATAATGGCATATCCTCAGCCATAGGATCCTCTTTGAAGTCATCAATGTTTATCTTCTCCCTCCATCTCCACAGGTCTTGGATGTCGTTCAAAATTAATTTCTCCATAACTATGACGGATGTTAGATGTTAGTAATTCAATAGCTAAGCTGATCATGGCTCCCGCTTCCGTAAGTTTATTCATTTGGGCGTACACCCTGTGCTCTGCGCTACGATAAGTCTCCCTGCTGCTTATGGTATCCAGTAAATCATCTATAGCGTTTCTAAGAAGATCGGTCATCCCATGCCCTCCCATACCCTTGAAATAATAAATATCACGACCAGCGCAAAACATGTCCTGATATCTTTTAGCTACGTACTCTATTCCGGATAGATGATATTTTTCGTTGTCTATCTCCACCTCTCCTTCTTCTATAGCTCTCAACAACTTCCAATCTATCGTTACATAAGTTTCACGATTTTTTACCTTTACATAGGTATATCCGCCATAATGAGAACCCAATGTCCTCATCGTAAGTTCATTGACTTTTTGTTTGTTTTCATCCATAATAATCTGGTTTTTAATGTTGATACAAAAGTAAGATTTAAACAAAAATAAAAGCATGAATAATATAAAAATAATATTAATCATGCTTAAATGAAAATATATTCCTTCTGGTTATCACGGATATACGTATTCGTGCTCATCTGGAGGGGATGTCTTGTATTCAACATCGCACTCCATAGTTGTAAATTTCATAGAAAATCATAGAAATAATTAAGATATTCTACTCCATTTTAGACGCTTCAACACAACTGGCAACCCGGCTGCTCTGCGTCCGTATAGCCGCATCAACTCCTACGGCTTGTATGTTTATCGCGGCGTTGAGATCCCTGTCGATCTCCATGCCGCAATCTTTGCAGACAAATGTTCGATCCGATAATTTCAGATCTTTATTCTTCCAGCCACATCTTGAACAGGTTTTCGAGGATGGGTAAAAACGATCTATAACAATCAGTTCTTTACCATACCACCTACACTTGTATTCAAGTTGGTTACGGAACATCGAGAAAGAAGCATCATATACAGAACCGGCAAGTTTGTGATTCTGTAGCATACCGGAAGCATTTAGATTCTCAATACAGATAACATCGTAATTATTTACCAGCATCGTGGTCAAATTATGCATGTACCATGAACGCTTGTTGGCTATATCACGATGAAGTCTTGATACTTTTAGCCTGCATTTGTTTCTTCGATTACTTCCTAATTTCTTTCTTGATAAATGCCGTTGCATCCTTTTTAACTTCGCTTGGTTCTCACAAAGAAAATGGGGATTCTCAACAGCAATCCCATCAGATAATGTAGCTAATGTCTTAATCCCTAAATCAACTCCGACTGTTTTGCTAGTTTTCTGTTTGTAACACTGTTCTGTTTCTACAAGAACTGATACGAAATATTGACCAGCACGGTTCTTTGAAACGGTACAGGAGATAAAACGAGCGTTGTCTGGAACTCCACGATCGATAACAATCTTAACCCATCCGATCTTTTCGATCCGGATCTTATTGTTAGTGATTTTAAACTTCGGGAACGGCAATCTAAACGACTGGTTGTCGTGTTTATTTTTGTAATTCGGTTTACCGAGTTTTTCTTTCCTGTTCTTGTTGAAGTATTGTCTGGAGAACTCAATAAAATCACGTTGCTTCTGCTGCAAGGTGGCTGCCGATACTTCATTTAACCAAGGTTTTTCAATAACAAGATCCGACTTTGTCGGGAATTTCGGATTATGGTTTGTTTCTTTATCGTATGAGTTAAATGAGTCAACACAAGCATTCCATACAACACGTACGCATCCGAATGTTTTTGCAAGAAGTTCTTCTTGTGTTTTGTTCGGATACATACGATATTTATATGAACGCTTTATTAGACTCATCATCAATTCATTTTAATATATTAAATATACAAATAATTCTATGATTTTACAATGGATTACTATCGATTTTGTAATTATTTAATCATACTTGTCTCCTCTTCTGTATACTAACGCTACCCAACAGTCGTATTTTTTGCTGTATCCTATAAGAGGGACATTAGCCATAGGCGGATTATCCTCCGTTTTGTACCTTATTCTTGCTGTTTGTTTTATACTCATATAATCCATTTTTTAATAATGTTGTTATCAGTGAAAATAATGTATCTATAAGATGTTTCTCCTTGCCCCAATATATAGGAATATCATATATATCCCTATATAATGCAAACCATGCGTTTTCTAGCTTATAACATTCGAATGTACAACCCTCTATCTCATATGGGAGTAAATTCAGTAACGTCCCTACATCCCAAACAGGGTTGGATATATCCGGGGTAACGGCCTCGATAAGTCCTATGCGGCCAGCTTCGTCCTCCATAGAATGCAGTCGATCTAGGCATCGGTCCCTAAACCCGCTGGCGGTGGAGATAGGGAGGCCGGCCTCGACCAGCGCCCTCCCCTGTTCTTTTGTGGTGAATATCCTTTCTTTCATCTAATCCTTGATCTTTTTCTCTACAGTAACGATCGTATCATTATGCCATCCCCCATGAGCCACAAGAAGAATCTCCTGCTGCTCGAAGCCAAGCCCGGCCCCTATACCGCCGGAGTTCCACGCGCAGGTAATGACTACCCCTCCTTTCTTGGTGATCCTAGCTATCTCCTTCTTCTGTCTAGCCCAGTAGCTGGATTGCGTTGTTTGCATATTAACAGATCCTCCAAGTCTTTTATACGACTCGGATACCTGTCTAGCAGAATATGGTGGATCATATAATACCATATCAGCTATATTATCATCAAGATGACACAAGAAGTCCGTGGCGTCTTTATGATACATAGCCTTAGTCTCAGGATCAAGATCGTTGGTTATCGTCCCTATATCGCTGTTTCTGGCGAATGGATCTACTATAACCATTCCGTCTTTTTTATATCTATCTATAAGTTCTCTTATCGGTTTTATGCTGAATGTCTCGCTGTTCGGCATTGACCATTTCTTGTTTATAATCATCCCTTAATTCTGTTTTAAATTTAAGCTTCATAGTACTTCTAGGTACAGGATCGCATACGTCTTCCCACCAATTCTTGTGCCCTTTCGGTGGATGTATATCCTTTTTCCATGAAGATCCCTTAACTGTCTTGATTCTTCCGTATGGTCTCATTTTGCTCGTGTTTACCTTCACATATCATAATTGTTTATTTATTCTCAGACCTAAAAATATCTTTTGCGAACATATCAAGGGTAAGTTTATGTATCTTAGGTAAGACCTTAACCAATTTAATGCCAAAATTTTCTCCCCTCTTAACAAAAGTCCATTTACCATATATGGTTCCATGCATCATGTTCTGTATTACTTCCTTGCTGTCTGTCAAGAATACTTGGTAATAGACACTTTTTGGCATAATTAAAATCCTCCCCATGATCATTTGCCGGTCTTAATATCATTACAGCCGAAGAGTATCCACGAACGAATCCGTGTATCTCAAGGCATTCATCAAACTCATAATTATCACGTTCCTCATCATGAACATCCTTAACCCATTTGCATGGTCTCCCGTCTTTAAACGGGATCTTTAACTGTTTCTTTGCCATCTTTTAAATTATATTATAATGTTAGGTAATTATATACAAGTTTACACCATATTTTAGTCTCCATGTCTTATTTGTTAAAAGAGTAATATAGATATAAATACATAAATTGAATAGGGCTATTCACCATGCCCTTATCAGTAGGATCATCGTATTTGTCAAGCCAAAAACGAAGCGCCTCCCAATCGATATCCTTACGGTCACATACCATGCAGGCTAGGTTAGCCCCGAACAGTTCCCCGTCGCCGCCCAGCGACTTGTTAAACCTCTTGGCTAGTCTTTCCTTGAATCCCTTATCATACCATATCCCGGAAGTAGCGGCATAACAATAATAAGCGTTGTATTTCATTTTCACGCCCATCTTCTCAAACAATGGTGTATGCCATATCCGATCTAAAAAGAATACTATTCCACGATATATGAAGGTTCGGAGATTTTTCCTGTATTCTTTCCCCAAGAAATTATCCACACAAGATATAGTCCCGCCTGAATAATACCAATTATTGGCGCCTCTCTTGACCTTATCCGTCATCTTGAATTTATTCTTTCTGTCTTCCACCCTATCCCAAGGTTTCAGCTTATCCTCATTAAATGTCGGGCAATAATGATAGTAATGATTAATCCACGAGAGGTAGGGGTTGTATATCGTGTATCCATTATCGCTGACATATGAGTTCATATCATACCCAAGTTCCTTGGCTAGAATAGATCCCTCATCAGCTAATACCTTCAATATCGGGTTCAAGTTCCATATCTGATCTTGACTGACGAACATCGAGTAACATGGATCCTCATCCTCCCCATACCATCCTCCCATCCCGCTCACTATTTTATCCAAATCAAGTGAATAATCTTTCCCGGGTAAAAAATCATCTCTAAGAAAAAAACCTCTATATGGGATCATATCATGTATGCCGGGTTGGTCGTCAAATATGAACTTAGCGTTCTCGGTCAATCTAATCAATGTTTGCAAGACAGAGGATATATCTATGGGTGCATATTCACACTCATAGACCTTATTATTTATCCAAAGATATTGAAGAAGCTCGGCTATATTAATAGTCCCGTCCTCCACATATCCTGTCTTGTTATCGAAGTTTATTTTGGCTAGAGGTATATTACTTCCTTGTGGTTGATCACTTTTTTCATTACAACAATGCACGAACCTGTCAAAGAATATATCTTTCCAACCAAAATATTTATCCCTTATCGTCATAAGCCTATTTCTTGTCGTATAACGACATGACGTTAATAAGATCAGCTTTTCTGGCCATCCCCTCAAGTTTATTAAAGCCATCCATGTTATCTCCGCTGACGATGATAGTAGGATATACCTCTATACCGTACTTGGATATTTCCTCCTCCGTGGCTTTGTTCTCCGGGATCTGGTTTAACGTGACCTCACCCTCATACTCCTGTAATGTGTTGGCGATAATATACCGCATGTAGTCGCTGTACTCAGCGTCTTTCTTCGTGAAAAAATCAATTCTTACCATCTCAAATAGTTGTTAATCTGTTAATAATCAAATCAGCGGTAAATATAGCATTATCTACCTCATCTATACTCATCTTTCTCCCATCGAAATCGTTAGATAATAAATCCTTAACAATCTGATATCTACGCTGCTCCTAATTTACGTTTACATCAAAATTCAGATTCTTTACATAATCATAATTTAATTCATTATAACTGTAACTGAGATACTTAACTATCGGGAATAGGCTATCATCAATAGTGCGCTTGATTACATTAACGTATTTACCCGTTCTTTTGTCGATAGCTCTTAATCCCTCATCTACTACTCTTTTTACTCTTTTTCCTGACTCTTCCATTCTATAAGCCCTTTGTTATGTTTATCGTAATATAATAACGCTATGGCGTTCCAGCATACGGCGGATAGATGCATGAATCCCTCCTTATCATATCTCTCCCCTTTCGTATAAGCGACCAAGTGTCTCATGAGTGCACCTAGATAACGATTGAACCCATCAGGTATATCCTGCCATGAGTTATCAGCGTACTTCTTGGCGCCTTCCGTATATACCCTCACGATGTCCTCTATCTCAGCCAAAGGAAGGAGGTCCCACCGGAGTTTACCGTCGGCCCGGTCGTTTTTCCCGCTGCCGTCTTTCCCTATGGCGGACTTATCCGCCTTAGCCATCGTTTCATCTTTGGCTTTATTACATGCATTATAAATATCCTGTAAACTAGGGATGCTGTAATCTGTCATTTTATCTACCGTCTCCTTATCAATAAGTTTTAATTTAATAGCCCTATTTAACGAGACAACCATTTCTTCATCAGCCCAAACATATTCATATGATGCTTTAAATAATGGGGCTAATTTCATTGTTCTTGTACGATCAGCTGTTTCAAGTACCTCAAATACCTCGCCATCATAAACAACTTTTTCATATTTGCTAAATTCTTCTTCCATCTTAAACTCCTTTTTGTTTTATTATTATTACTGGATCATCATTAAATGGGGATAATATCCCAATATGCAACAATATATTGCGCTCATCGCCCTCATTTTTATCGGCTTCAATAGCATTGATATTTGATTTGTTACTAGATATAATGTTACTATCTATATTAGGATCATTTTTGATTATAGCCCATCCTTTTATAATAGGTTCATGCCTCATTAATTTAGCGACATCTTCTTCTACCAACCAATATTCCTCAAAAACAGTATCCGGATATTTGGCTTTTATCTCCTCGTAAGTATTATACCATGTCATATTTTCGTAATTTAGATTAATAAAATTCACTAAGATCCCTGCATTCTGGCGTCTCACCTGTCATAGAGTAAAGCTCACCAGATGATAGATGCACGCAATGAACGGTCTTCCCGTCTATATACTCACTTCGCTTCGTGATCCCACAAATAGCGCAGCGTTGGATCCCCGGACCCGCCTTTATCCACGAGTGCCGTACACTCCTCTTCCTTGTCCTGTTGGTGTCATTAAGCTTTCTCATGATCAATCCTCCAAGGTCATTATAATCTTATCTTTCCCGATAATAACCTCATTCCCGCTCCTTACATCAAAGCATTTCCCTCCATCTGCCTCCTTGAAATAAAGAGCACCATTGTACTCGAACAAACCGAAGCCGTAATCGTCTAGCTTCATTTCGTTAAGTCTCTTGAATTTATACACATTTTTCATATTCTCCATATTTTTAATATTCCCTTCATTCATATAAAATATTGATGCAGATATTGATATTATTCCTATAGCTATCATAATTAATCCTCCGTGGAACATACCTCCATGTAAATCATCCCAGCCTTTCACCATTACAGCTATGGATAATATAATCACTGCCATACTAAGCAAGACCCATATCATATCACATTTTCTTTGTTTTTAGAAACTCCATCATATCCTCCACACTAAGCTGGAAGCCTGCCGCCGCCTTATGCCCTCCTCCCCCGGGATAGGCCTTGCGTGCCAGCGCCGAGACATTCACCTCCTCTTTAGTGGTATAGAATGAACATCTAAAGAATCTTCCGTTCCAGCAAAATGGCATCATCAGATCATGTTTCTTAGGGTTATACATAGATTCAAATGTAGTAGAGTTAAACTCCGTGGTATTCATACATATTGCCTTGTATCCAAATATATCTGCCTCGAATGAGAACATATTCATCTCGCCCCTGTTTTTCTCAACGATATACTCCAGTATCGCCTCCCCGTTCCTTATCATGTCATATATGAAGTCATGATCGCCGTCCATGACCTTTGCCGCCATATCCACGTCAAGACCACAATATCCTCTCATCCCGTATTGGAACGCCATGACATCACTCCGCTCGAATCGGTCGTGATCCCATACATCATAAGCACTCAATAATTCTACCACATTAGGAGTTTTGATGTCATCGAAAAGATATTCCCACGTAAGCTCACAGGCCGCCGTCCCGATACGCCTCTTGCCCTTTACCTCGTAATCCCTCATATCGTCTATGGCTGTCTTATGATGGTCTATCCATATGACATCTATACCTTTCTCTTTCCACTCATCGAAAAGGAATCTTGTTCTGTTTCCAAATGACACGTCAACTACAAATACCTTATCATATTTATTCACGTCAGGTATTTCCTTGCCATAATTGTAAGGAAGAAGATCAATGTCCCCTTTGAAATACTTTTTTACTATAGCCGCTGACATTACTCCGTCAAGATCAGCCTCATGATATATACATCCTGTCATAATCTATTGTTTTTAATTAAAAAATCTATGTATTCTTTTATCTCCTTATTTCTATCATTATCCCAGTCAAATGTCTTGTTTATGAATTTGAAGTACGATACTGGGATCGAATGTAACATCCACCCACTATACTTTCCAAATGTCATTACCGTAGAGCCAAGGGGATGATCCGGCCTTCCGGGTACAGGGGAGGCGGTAATGCCCTGCGCCAGCCCCCTCCTTCGGTCTTTCTTGGCGGCCTTGATATCCAGATCCGTTTTCGTTACCTTATCCCCCATCGGGATATTAGTGATTAGTTTATCGCCGATAAACATCCCCCATCCATATCCTTTGTAGTTCTCTATACTAAGTTTCCTTATATCGCCGAACCTTGACGAGTTGTTGCAACAATCAACGACTAATGCGCTATCCTTACCGCCCTTTATCCTGACAGCTCTCCCAAGCCACTGATAAAACGACGAGAATGAGAATGTTGGTCTTCCTACTATCACACAATCCAGACCCGGATGATCGAATCCGGTTCCGAGGGCGGAATAGTTGAACACTACCTTCGTCTTACCCGACTTGAACCTCTCGACTATAGCCTCTCGCTGTTTCTTTGGCGTGCCTCCGTGAACTACCTCCGCCATGCCAGCGCATATCTTGGCGTTCATCCATTCGGCGGCAGTATTGCAGCTCTCAACAGAATCCATAAACACCAGTATAGATCTACATACGTCTTTTAATACCATCAATCGACGCAAAATAAGGTTGTTTAAGCCATTTTTTCTCACCGCCTCACTAATAGACTCAGCCGTATATTCGGAGCCGTTAGAATTGAGTTTAAGGGCATCTCCATTGAAATCCCATGTCTCATATTTAAGAGGTGTCCAAAATCCTTGCCTTATCATCTCCTCTACCTGTATCACGTGAATCAGATTCTTGAAATATACCGGTCTCATACGAGTGATGAAATTAAGTTGGGAATATGATGTCTGTCCTATCGACATGTTTTTAAGTCTACATGGCGTGGCTGTAAACCCTATCACCTTTCTCGGCTTCAGCTCATTCATGAATGTCATGAACTCACTGCCGTCCTCAGGACTGTATCCGGCATGAGCCTCATCTATCAATACATTTCTGATCCCCATCTCCTTAAGCTGACCAACAACCTTCTTGATAGACCCTAACGTGGCGTATATCATGTTGGATAGTTCTTTCTTGCCGCATGATGCGGAGTAGATGGTTGCCGGTATTCCGTAAGATGTGATCTTATCGTGGTTTTGTGTTAGTAATTCGCGAGACGGCTGGAGAACCAGCGTCTTATCCCCCATCAATCTAGCCGCCTCGGCTATGAGGATAGATTTACCTGCCGCTACGGGGGCCACGATCAATACCGGATCACGTCTATCAGAGTTTATGTAATCAGAGATGCTTTTAACGCAATCCTTTTGATATGGTCTTAATTTGTAAATCATTTGGATCTGTAGTTATCAAAAACGTCTTTCACGTACTCTAATCTTATCGCACACTCCCGACCATCGTCCATTTTCACCATTAAAGTTTCCTTGGTCTTGCTTATGGCTATCACCTCTCCTGTTCCTATCTGGGTATGGACTATATCGCCTATCTTTATATTGAATTTAATCATGATCTAACTTCTTATTAAATTCCTCTATCTTGCTCCTATCTGTCTCATTCACCATCTCAGCCTCTTCCTTGAACATGTCGTACCCTTCTCGGATATTATCCCCAACCATATTCTCTATCATCTCCCTCATCTCATCGCTCCTTACGGCAAAGGATATTTGAAATGATTTACTTGTGCCTTTCATTAGATAATCAATTTCCTTCTTGCATTCTGTCATCAATCTATCCAGATTATCGAACTTAACGAACTTAGAGTTGCCATTGGCTTTCCTTACCCCATCCTTAAAATCCTCCAATATCCCGTTAAATACATCCGCCATACACATCATGGAATGTAGCCATACCAACATCTTGAACTTATACTCATCGCCAGAGCCGTTCATTAGCTCAATAAGCGACTCGCTTCTTGTTAGCATGATCCTGGACTCCTTGTCAATAATATCCTTTATCTGTTTCCGGTATTTCATGGCTCCCACGAAATCCATTTTAGAATAACATTCATTCGATTTCTCTACCAGCTTCCTGATATCCTTTCTCGACATTAATAAATTTAATACATTTTTCTCTTCCATGATCTGATCTTTTTGTATTGCAAATATAATTAAAGCCTAGATGTTTACCTAGGCTTTTTAATGAAGTTAATCTTTTTTATTCTTTCTTTTAGACTCGTCCCAATCCGATGAGTACCTGCATGTTCCTTGTTTGTGGATCGAGAAATCACACCAAAAACACAAGGGTTTGGGGCGGGGTTCAAGGCAGGCCGGCTGGCGTCCCATGAGGTAGCGCTTCTCGTACTTATACCCCTGTTTGGCGTCGTCCCAAACGTGAGCTTGATAGCTATCTATTTTATTTGTCTCGAAATCATACATGTCAAGGAGAATATCGTTAAGTTCCTTGACCGATCTCTCTACTTTCTCCTTATCTACCTTCACGTTCTGATTGTCCAGCATGCGGGTAAAGAAATAGCTGCACATATCCGGCAATACCTTATATTTTCTGAGTATGTAAAAGGCGTATATCGGATGTTGGAGATTATGAAGCAGCTTATCTTCATCGAATAACTTTCTCCCGGACTTCCAGTCTATCGTATACATGGCTATCCTGTCCTTTGTCTTATACTCTCCACGCCAGTCCACCGATCCTATGATATGTACCTTATCGTACGTCACGCCATCCAAAGTAAGGGGCTTGGGTAGCTTATAGGGTAGGACGAAGCCCTCCTCCACGCCGGCCGGTCTCGACCCCCGGACCACCTTCTCCATTGGCGTAAGATCAGACCATGCCTTCTTATAATTGCCAGCAGCATCCTTCTCAAACAACCCCACAATCCATCTTATTAGCCTAGCCGCATGTTGCATGGACTCGATCTGGGATCTTACGCTATCAAAAGGTATTTTCTCTATATCGGCGTAGTAGTTGAATGCCTTGCTCATATCCTCATAAGAAGGTCTGCATCCGTTCTTGAAGAAATACTCCATCGTTTGGTGGATAACCGTACCATATGACGTAGCCTCATGCTTCTCCGTAGACCTATGACCCTCCACATAAGTCTTATACCATTTATATGGACACTGGACGAACGTGTCTATCTGCGAGTAAGAAGCGGCGAGAACCTTCTCTCCGTTTATAACCTTACATAACAAATTATTCTCCGGTATTACCATAAAGCTTATCTATTTTTATGTCATGTCCGTATAAGTCCATTAACAGGTTTTGTAGATGGTGAAGATTCTTAATCTGAATAGGATCGCTTAGATCGTCTTCCAGATCCCTAAGGCTAAGATAATACCCATCATCAAAAAACTCTATAGATATTCCGTAGCCTCGATATACATCCCGCCCCTTATCACGCTTGAAATCGATAGTATCAAGTATATTATCATCTATCTCAATAGGCATGACATCATCTTCCCCGGAATACCATTTCATTATCCCATCATCAACCTCACGTTCAAGGATCAATGACTTACTTTTATTACGCATACCAGTAACGCACCCTACTCTCCATATATTGCCAGCCTTGTCTTTTACAAGATCCCCTATCCTTAGTTCTTTAGCCGAAATCATACTCATCCTCCTCATTGTGATCGTCATCGCAATCATCGACAAGAGGGGTTTCTAGCCCCTCTTCCCAATCGTCATATCCGAAATCCATTATTTGTCCTTAAAATAAACATACAACATATCAGTTAAACTTCCTACCGTTATTTCATCGCAAGGGGTATTGCGAAACACCTCATCTGGTATGTATTCACCTGTCATCTTTTCTATATCCATTATCACTTCAACAAGATCCAATGAATCCATAGCCATATCGGACGATAGGTTACTATCTTCCTTTATGTCTTCAATATCATCAAACTCAGATATTTTCGCAAATATTGCGTCTATCACTACTTCTAATACTTGATTTCTTTTCATAACTCTTAAATTGACATTTTTAATCTTCTACCTAATTCTTTTTTTATATCTGATATTCTTTCGATGTCCATCTTAACATCTCCAGTAATAGTATACTCCTTATCCATCTTCCTTGGAGGATCCGGGAGTCGGCTTACGGCGAACAACCATGCCAGTTCCTTGTTCTTGTTCTCCCTAAGATACAGATCGGATGTCATGCCATACATCTTTATGATCGTATCGAATAACGTTGATTCCGATAAGCTCATATGCACACTATATACATTTGATGGCTTCCATATCAAGTTATCCAACCTCATCGTATATTCACGTTTAAGGTCTATATGGGATATTACGGCCCTTACTATAGGTTCTTCCTTGAAGTTGGTGTTAGCCACAAACCAGATAAGCCTTTTTTCCACCTCCTTGATAGCTCCTGTATCCTTACCCATATCGTTATATACCCCAACGATACGGTCCCGGATCCCCTCGACCTCCGGTGTCAGACCGGGTGTCTCTATCAGCATCAGCAGCGATCCTCCCCTTGGCGTTATCTTCCACTTCCCATTCTTCTGAGGCTCAATATAACCAGATGCTTTATAACTATCTATTTTCTCCTTTGGAATGGTGTTAGCCATCTCTTCTTTCTGCCGGATCATCAGAAGATACCCGACGTCAGACATCGTTAATCCTGAAGTCATCATCTGCTCGAAATTTATATACATACGTAAACAAGTTAAAATATTGACCTGATCTTTCTACTTATTCTCTCTAATATATCAGAATGATCATTATCGCTATATATGTCTATCAATGTCTTGAGTATGCACAGCCTTTTATCTCGTTCATCCCAGTCAAACCAAAAGCTATTGAGATGCTTATCTATAGGTTTAAACATCCTTAACTCAGGTATAAGCTCATATGCCAGATCATCATCATGCGCTAATCCAAGCATATCCGCCGATTCGACTATAGCTATACACATGCAGCTCTCGCTGTAATTCTTTATAGAATCATAAGCCTCTGTCAATACCCTAAGGCCGTCTGCTTTCGATAATCTCTTTCCCTTTTTCATATTGCTTTACCGTATAAGATTCATTAGCCATACCAACCCTACCAACTGATATGGATTGATTTATTGATTGATTAAGATGCCCTATAACCGACATCTTGGCTCTAACCGTATTAGCGCATCTTAGAAGGATTCGATAGTCCTCTAAAGCCCGCTCGTACCTTACATCCACCCTAGCCCTTTTATCAGCATCAGTCATGCTCTTGCATGTTCCGTCCTCCCTCAGGCTTATAGCGATCTTGTCCCGTATGATCCTGATATCATCCTCGGCTATCACCAGCTCAGCATCAAGAACACCTTTGTAGGAGCTAAGAAGATCCTCTACCGCTACAACCTCCCGCTTCAGATTCTCCAACTCCAATACCATAGAGTTGTCGTTCATCCTCTTATACTCCTGAACTTTTTTGGATACCTCCTCGCAGATGTTAATGATCTCCTTTTCCCGTTCCCGATTGATGATATACCTAATGCTGTATTCAGACATCTCCTTTAAATAGGATATAATTTCCCGTATGCCCATCTTATTCTCGGTGGAGAAGTTGGCTTTTAACAACATCTCCATGCCTTTCATAATAACAAGCAAATAATTCTTTCTAAGTCTCATGATTAATATGGTGTTTCATCATGTACTACATTAAAATCATCGCTAGGCGGTATGTATTGCTGCTCCAATGGAATACTGGGAGGCGGGGGCGGTAGCGTAACGACTGTCGTGTCCGGCTTGCCGCTACCCACAGGGGCATCCGAGCCTCCTGGTCTTTCTTGGCGCACCACCCCTCCATCAGGATAATATCGCTCATATCCTTTCATGATATCTACATGTATAGCGTCAATCTCCTCCAATGATCTTTGACGGACCTTTACGATATGATGGAACAATAATCCATCCACACGGAAGGATCGTCTTGACTCGCTCTTGAAACGTTCCAGATTAGGATACCATCCTTGCGGAAATTGCATGTATGAGGAGTACCCGTATCTTTTCGGTATATTTAACGCTACCATAGCCGTACATAACTGTCCCAATGTATCTGATTGATAAAAATCAGATTGCTTTGGCATATGATCCTTTGGATCCCGCCGTCCTTCGATATCACGATTGAGTTGGGATATTATAAGAAAGAAAATATTAGGAAAAGTTCTTTTAGCGATATTACACATGGTTATCAACGAGTCGATATTTCTTTTGGCGTCTCCTGAACCTTGTACTAGAGCCGTATGATCTATAGACACGAATACCATTTTCTTATCCTTGTTTATTGGCATATACTCATTCCATAGAAAGTTTTGAAGCTCATCTACGGTTGATGGTTTAGGGATGTATGTTATTCTGCTAGAGTTCTCTTCCTTGAGGCATCTCTGCATTTCTTTTACCTCATCTTCTGACATCTCGTTAAGGAGTATATCTTGTATGTCTTTCCCCATTTTTTTTGATAGTGAACGTAACATCAAATCTTCTGGGTTCATTTCAAACTCACATCTTAACCATACATAATCATCTGCCTGTGGATTGATATTGACATTCATCACATTGCTCATGATCTTCTGCGCCAAATAAGACTTGCCGACTCCGGGTCTAGCTCCTATGGCTACCGCATGCTGGGGGTAAAATCCCCCCAGCAAAGCCTTATCCAGATAAGGATATCCGGTATGAGCCGGGAGAAGTTCCCCCGACTGATACTTTCTTATCCTCTCATAGGCATCCATGATAATCTCCTTGGATGACCTCCATATCCTATCCTCACTCATCCTCTTGCGTTTCTATCGCCAGCCGTATCGGATTTAGATCCTCTGTTAGCTGATCTTGATTTATATCTTAATCCCTTAGCCGTATGGCATAGGTCCTTCCCCTTCCGATAAGCCTTCCCCTTCAACTTATCGGTCTTGTAGTTCTTGCGACCCAATTCCCGTCTCTTGGCTTTCTGCTCAGGTCTGGCGTTGATCTTCTTGTCCGTCTCAGCCTTCTTCTTTCTGGCTTCCGGATGTGTCCTGTAATATTCAGTCGATCTCCCCATCCTCTTCGTCCTCCTCATCATCAAAATCTATATTCTCTTGCATATCCAAATCCTCTTCCTTTAAAAAAGATGGATATTCCAATCCCAGACGCTTAATCATATACGAATATGGATCAGACGCAAATTCATCTGGTATCTCCCATGTGCAAGGGAATGTACCTATTACCTTTTTAAATTTATCGGCTAATTCGCTACTCATCCCCATATTAACCATTTTATTATAAACTGTAGCTTCTACGCTACTTACATTGCCCCCAACATAAAAACCTGTTGGTTTGTGAACAAAATAAACTTTCTTCATTTTACATGTATTATTCATTTTATTAAAGGTATCCAATTTGATTCGATACTCAAATGTTCCATTATCATTAGCTCTAATGCTCATATTTATCCTTCTTGCGATCTCCATAACTCATATCCATATCACACACCACCGTATCGGTCGTGTCGTTTACCACATGGAACAGGAACTCCGGGCACCCGTGGCAGGCGTTGCTCCCGATCACCACCGCTCCGTGCCTAGGGCAAGCCTTCTTTACCATGGTTCTATCATATATCCGTATATGATTATCGCTATACTTTTCAATATATCTCATGGTATTAAGTAGTGATGGCAAAGACATCTTATATGGGGATACATGTTCTATTGGTATATCCAATTCACCAGATAGGCTTTTGTAAATATCCTGCACATCCCGTTTTGTTCTATACGCAAATATATTAATCTCAGTCATTGCCATATCCATACTCCTAAGAAGATCCGGCTTAGCCAGCCTCCCCATCGGCTTCCCAAAAGGATCGGATCTCATCCAAGCTCCACACTTCTCGCATCCAACCTGCTTCCCCTCTACCGTATTTATTATAGTGGATGGGGTTTTACAGTACGGGCATACGGATCCGTTTAACATAGCTTTCTGGGCTAAAGATAGCTCTCTCATGCCTTTTCTTGTATTTTGACATTAAATAGATCACAGAATCTATTAAAATTCCTGTTCTCTATTCTCATATCTTCCTCATACCTATCAATTGACTTGATGAAATCATTATAGCAGTCCTTGCATATCCATTGATTGATCACCGCCACGTAATAACCTACGGATGTAGGTCTGTTACACATATCGCAAATACCTAAGCACCCATATCTGGTAAGCTTATCCATCATCTCCTGTCTTGTTATTTCAAGCACCTTGAATCCCTTGTAATTATCAACTACCTTTGCCATTATTGTAAATTTGTTTAATTATAAAATAATCCGCTATATCCATCCCCTCATCTATATTGGGTTTTGATTCTAGAAAATCACTTATCTCTATATTCATCCCCCTCATATCCTTGTCTACCTTCTTTCTCCATTCGTTGAAAGCGTCGCCCTTATCCGGGTACAGGACTATCCGCCTCCTACCCAATGTCTCTACCATCTCCCTCTTCAACATATGGATACCGCCACAGGCCATGAACAACCTACTAGGGTACACGATGTTGCAGATAACAGCCGTCTTCTCTGACTCTACTATATACACCGGAGCGTCATTGGGATAGAAGTTGATAAGGAACTCCCCGAACAGGCATTGCCTAAGCAGGTAATCCTGACCGTCCAGTATATGCACCCAACATACGTGATCCATGGGAACCTTTACCCTCTTCCCGTCAGGCCCGTAGTCCATTATCTTCCCGGTCCGCACCACCCAATTCTTATCCAGTTGCCAGAACACACAGCACTTACCCCAGTCCCCGAATCTCATCATCCCCACCTTATACAAGCTAAATGCCCTATTGGTATGATACGATCCGAATATATTGGATAGATAATCCTGAAGATCAGATGTCTCGAAAGGATTAAGCGTCTCAAACATCTTGCTTACCGGAATGCAGTTGGCTATATCCGGATCCACGGGAGGTCTGTACCTCCTTAATACTTTGTTTGAATCGGTAAAAAGATCATTGCTCCCAAGCTCATTGCCTGTTGGATATTTAAAATAACCACATTTATTTTTGTGATCACATACTCCAAACCGCTCCCCTACTATCTGTCCGGTGGTTACATCTACGTACGGCGTAAAGCATCTATCCCTGCCGCATTGCGGGCACGTCAGCTTTCTTCTTGGCTTACTATGATCCAATTCATATCTGTGAACGCTCTTGTCAAATTCCCTAAACTCCATTATCCTATCCTCTCACTCATGATTCGATAAATATAATCTCTCAGTGATTCTTTTCTTATCAAGTTATTCAATTCAAAATCACTTTCTATATCCAAAGATCCTATTCTTGATGTAACCGTATAATTGGTTTTCTCGAACTTATACTTACCTTGGAGATATACGACTGTAGCCATGTTAAGTATAGGATTATCAGTTTGTCTCTTCAGTTTATATTGGCTTGTCTTGGCGGTAGGATCACCCGGAGCGAAGTTATATATCTCCTCTATCTCCAATATCTTTCCGTAGTTCTCCATTATCATTCTTCTATATAACTCAAGCTGGAAAGCATACTCATCATAAAAATTGCCTTTCCTGTTTGATTTGAAGTCCAATATAGCAAATATCCTCCTGCATCTCTTTATCTTCTTTTTCTCTGTCTTAGGTTGGCCTTTCTTGGCTCCCGTCTTATAGAACTCTCCTGTCTCGACCTCTATCTCCACCATCTCCGGCTCGCTATCCATCTCCACCACTGCGTCCACCGAAGAAGCTACCTTTAACCTGCTTGACCTCAACATCTTCTCGATCAATACAGGTTTTACATGTCTTTCCTTGCAGAATATGGCAAATGATATTAGATCCTCTATCAGCTCATCAATGTTATCCACTAATATCCGCTCCATCCTATACTTGTCTATTCTTAGCTTGGCTTCCTTGACCACCTTCCTGATCCATGTCGGGATCAGCTTTATCTTAACCCCGGTCAGATACAACCCAAATAGATAATGCATGATAGTACCTAAGTCAGCCCTGTAGTTAGCGTACTCATCAGGATCCTTCCCTTTGAGTCTCATCTCATTCTTCCACTTCTCCAAGGCGCCAGACGTATCACAATACCCATTGGCGATATTGTTAGTGGCTCCATCGTATATGATAGGATACCCATCAACATCCATCTCATAATACACACGTTTGCCGGCGACAGTCATTCTATATAACACAGGTGTCGGGATATCCTTTATCCATTCAGCGGCATAATACTGTTGCTCTGTCTCCAGATCATACTCAACCTCCATCTCCTCATTAGGCTCGTTTTTAGGCTCTTCAACAGACTTTTCCTCCTCAACCATATCTTTCTTTGGGATCGTTGACAAAACGTCTAATATGCCAAAGAAAGCGGTAAATTTAGGATCTGTATGATATGATCTTAATACTGGTAATGATGATCGCCAGCAATATGATGACCGATGCTCGTTCGCTATCTTGCCTAAAACCGACCATCCCACCTCCCCATCATCCGCGATAATCACATTGTGTCTCTCGGATAAACGAACTCTCATGTCATCAAACGGCTCTTGATCGCTTATGACTTCCATGATCGTCCCATAACTATATACTGTGTCACTTATAGCCTTATATCCTAGGTCTAAAAGTAATCTTCGTTTTCTTCTATCCATGATAATAATCTGGTTTTTAATTTACCATCCTCCTCGACTCTAGGTGCGAGATCCCTCATCCTTCTGGCTGCCAACAGCCATACGTTACCAAACTCATCCAAGAGCCGGCTAAAATCCATCGTATCTAATAGATAATCGAATCTTGTATGCTCATCAGCCGTCAAGTAGATAATGTTATCATTATCCTCAGTAACTGATTTATATTTCCGTTTAGGGTATAAGTGGCATATGTTGCTTACCCCCGGGCATGGTATGTATGCGCCGGTAGCAGATCTCCTTGTCATACTCAACCTAGCCACATGGGCGCCAAAGAAAACGGCTAGGCTCTTCCCCTTTGGCTTGGCCTTCACCCGTATCGCCGCTCTTTCCTTTGGCGGTAGCTCCTTGGCTCTGCACGCGGGACACAACCCCTTACTCCTTATGGTTACCATCCTCCCACATCTCTCACACGGTAACATCCTACCTCTCATGCCTTTTTCTTTTTATAACTTTTGTTGAACTCCATAAGGCTCATAGCCCTATACCTCTTAAGCCTATTAATCTTACCCTCAGTCCAATCTTGATCCTTGAAGTTGATGATCGTATCGAATATCTGAGCTAGTTCCCGGATATTAAAACTCCTGTTTTGTATCTTCTTATAGAACCCCGATCTGCTATATCCTAATTTAGAAGCTAGATAAGTTTTGTTAGACAATGTGAGGATACGATAAATCGTACCCTCCATCTTGCTTATCTCCATCAACTTCTCGGCGACGGATGATGTGGTCTCATAGCTAGCTTTATTGCTTACTATTCTCATGTTTCTCCGGATTCCTGATCTTACCATCAAACTCATAGAAGTCCATCAGTTTCTTCTCTTCCTTGATACAAGTGACAACGAAATCTGATATGGTTCCTTTCATGCCTTCCTCGAAATTCTTTTTGGCATGATCAAGGTCATTGGCCCGAACGATGTAGTTAAACGCCTTGCGTTTCTCATTCCCCGATTTCTCGTCTATCGTAATATAATCAGCCGTGACCTTATAGAACCGGTCTCCATCCATGGCGAATAATTCCGCTATCCGGAATCGTTTGATATCAACACTAAACTCACCGGAGATAAACGGTTTCATCTCCTCTATGATTCTAGCTTCACACTCGGTATAAGAAAGAGCATCTACTAAATATTCTTCCTTAACCTTCTTCTTCATGCCATTCTCGGCATCGGTCTCATAAGAAACCGTACATTTAAACCAATTGTGCATCTTATTAATCTATGTTGTTGTTAAACAATGGGTAATCCTTTATCCCTTCACGAATATATCTTTCCGTATCATCATCCACGTCATAAGCTTTCTTAAAAAACGTCATAGCCGTATTCGTATCATGATCCACCAACGGAAGATATTCCTTTACAAAAAGGAATCTAAGATGATTCATATGATCAATCTTATTTCTTACATCGATTACCTTCGACCAGATCTCGGCATGGATTTCACTCATTCTTTTTATATCCTTCTTGTATTTATCTACCTGATCTTTATACTCCTCCTCAATCTTATTATTCTTGTCCTTTATAGATTTGTAGGATTCCTCATCTTTCGTATCAAACATTGGAATATGTTTGATATTGATTATATCCAACTTATTATATATCTTATCATTGGATATAGTGAAATCGTATGTAGTCTTGTATAAATCAAACTTACTTAAGAACTTAGCTATTTTAATAGCATCATCCTGATTAAAAACAGCTATGCTCAATCCTTCTAAAAGGTAGAAGAAATTAGATGGAGAAATAGGTTTGTAGTCGTATGTCTTCATAACTGGAGGTTCGTCCACAAACCTAACACCCTCCTTAGCGCATCTTGTTATGATCAATCTATCTATCTGCTCGTCAGTAAGATCATATATCTCCTGATCGGTCATCTCATTAATTGTCTTCATCGTCATCCTTCTCCATCATTATAGCCTTTGCCGCCTTTTGTTTATAAACCTCACTCATAAGGCAGGTAAAATCCATATCATCCATACCAGCCATAACATTGGCTTCTACTTCCAAATTCATCTCAATGTTCATTACCGAGACTTCATAGTTACTATCATCTTCTTTATAGAAAATGACTTTGCCACCATACTCGAAACCATCATCTTCGGTCTTAACCATATCGATGATCTTCTCCAATTTCTTTACAAACTCACTCTTTTTCATATATGCAATTTTTATGTGTCTACAAAAGTAGACATTTTGTTTTTGAATTAAATTAAATAAACATTATTAATAGTTAATACTATCCTTTCTCCTATCATTCATATTTATTCTTTGGTAATTATACCCTAACATCTGCTCCATCTTCTTTAATCCAATTATCTGTATCGCAATGCCAGCAATACCCTGTCTCAGAATCCTTTTTATGAGAATGGGAACCACATGTAGCGCACCAATAATTATCATCTATATTGTATGTGTAACTTTTATCCTCATGCATCTTATCTATTCTAGCTACCCTATCTTCCAATAGATCCTTTAGATAATGGCATTCATAAGGCCTATCTTCTTCCCTTAATATATAAACATCTATGTCCATCATATTCCCCATCCTGTCCGTGCACATACACTCGGCGGCGTGTCGGACACTTTCTTCCGGCATTCCCGGGACTATCTCCCGGATCACTGCCTCCATCTTCTCTTGGTATTCAGTATCTACCTTAGCCACCAAGTCTTCTAGTTTATCTATTAAGCTCATAATTTTTATTGTATATAATTACTATTTGATATTTATAATCTTTTGATCTCTCATCTCATTCTTATCCTTAAACATCATTATCCTATTAACAATCCCCTCCGATTCCATGTATGTCGAGAATCCATGTATCCTTAGATATTGAATAGCTGATAATGATTTCTCCAATATCTCCCTATATTCCATATCTGTTTTAACTGCTTTCTCCATGATCTTTTCCCTCCATTTCTTCTAATATGATTTTAGCCAGATATACCACCTCACTTATCTGATCGTAATAAACATTGGTATATAATTACCTTTATTTAATGCGTTTACTCTTTCTACGTTTTTCATATCCACCCCCCCCTATGTTGTATACCTCCTTGACCTCCCATATATCCTTGCTGTTATATTCATGTTTATGATATTCATCTATAAAATCCTGTCTTATAGATACCATATCTCCTTCTTTAATACTCATATTTTCTTACGTATTTATATGTTATTTTATTACTCAACCAAGCCAACGAGCAAGGGCTGCGCCTTGTCTTCCCCGACCGCCTACCCATATACGCCGGCTCCACCGGTAACGCCACCCATGACATCTTGGATGTTTCTCCCGTAAATCTGATAGTGATTGCCATAGCTCTCAAATGTTACTTGATAGCTGTTTAGTTCCATCCTAATTATCTCGCAACACCTTCCATCTCGCTATACGCTATCCGGTGACATCCGGCAGTCAACATATCGTTTTCGTAGCAATTGAACGCCCATCTGTGACCGGTTACATCCAATACCAAATCGTGCTTGAACTGACCACCATCATGGAAGACCTTAATCAATCTCCAAAGTCTTTTAGCTTCAGTTTGTGTTATCTTAATACCCTTGCTGGTTTCTATTTTGCCGTTTTTAATACGCAACCACACGTTCGGTTGGTCATTATCAAAACAATGATAGTACAACTGTGAAATCTCGCCAGATTTCCACATTTGTATCCGTTCTTCCAACTCTTTCCTTGCCTTTTCAAGGGCTATAGCCTCTTTCTCTTCACGACCTTCCGTCCATCTTTGACATCTGATCGTATATTTAGCCCATGTTCCTTCACCACAAACTTCATCCACAACCACATTCACGGTTCCTAAAACCTCTAACGATCGATGGTTTAATAATATTTGAAAAACACGTTTCAATTCACGGACATGTTCACGTTTAATCTTATCTGATTTCTGTGATAATTCATGGTTAGTTCCAAGCCATTCGTTTGCGCTCTTCTTAAGAAGACGTTTGGGAGTTCCCATATCGAAGAACTCAATATAACCCATCAGATTTCTAAAAGCTCCCCAAACATTCTGATAAGGTAATTCAGTTCTGGCTTTTTTATATTTTTCAATAGCGTCTTTAATGGATTCCAACCCACTGGTGACAAATGCCATATTACCAGTATTTGACATATTATATCCAACGCTAAATACCTTTGAACCAGTAGGTATTGCACCGTAAATATATCCCTGATGCGCACTGGTGGAAGTAGAATAATATTCATTGTTAAGCAAATACGCCTTTTCCCCACGCTTATTTCTTACGATTCTTCCGGCCTCAAAGTGATAGCCATAAGAATAAATACTTTCACCTTCAAAGAAGAAATTACTACCATTTGCAGATTCTTTCTTTTCGTTCGCCCATAAATGAGCTACCATTGAATTATTCATATCAGTTAAGTTTTTTTATTATCGAATAATGTTATTTAAATTAGTTTGTTTGCAGTTTCCATATCGTTTTAGTTTAATCATTATACTTGTGGAAAATAAAATCCGCACATTCTCCGGGGAGTGTTCCTGCGTCATTACAACGGTAGAATCCTTGTGTTTCCCAATCCACATCTACAGGACTACCTTCCGCTTGTTTCAGGAAATTATTGATTTCCCTTTCTTCTTCATCTGATAAACCAGTATAATCACCATTTATCAGAGCACAAGCCCAATAAACTGGAAGTCTGTATATTATCAACTCTATATTCATAGCTTCATTAATCTACAACATGAATTTTCAAATACTGGCACCATTCCTTTATTTTTGAAATAAGCAGCAGCCACCTTGAAAGCATACAAAGGATTTACCTTCTTAATTTCTCGAGACGATCCCAAAGGAGCAAGAGGCTGACATACATAGAAGTTTTCATTGCCAAGACTCCCAAAAAGCCAATTCATACTGCTTTCATTACAATTAGTGCCACCAAGTATAATTATATCACATCCGGTCTTACGAGTTCCTAAGATGAATGTCCTGTCCTTATTCTCTGACTGCATAAATATCTCTCTATCGATCTCAAACCAATCACTCTGATGACTTTCTACATTATGGAGAACAATCTCGTTAATCTCACGGGCATATTCTTCTTGTGTTTTCATGCTATTTCATTTAATGATCCAACATAAACATCTCCATTTTCATAATAAAGTTGATTATTATTACGAAGCTCCTCACATATAGCGTCTTCATTATCCGCCCAATACTCGTACTCTTCATGCCATGAATTGAAGAAGTTATCATAACATTGTTCTATCAAATCCTCCAAAGAAAAATCTTCCGGATAAGTACACCATGCGTCGTAGTAATCAATTATCGGTTTCAAGATATATAAATCATAACACATCCCTGTCAATGGGCAATTATTCCCATAGTCAAACATCACCCTACTATATTTGTGCTTGTATTTGTATTTCCCATCAATATATTTACCTGACGTGGAGAAATACCTGCCCTTGATAATACGTGGCATAATGTTGTTGTTGATATACCTGAACAGTAATTTGCCACATAAGTTATTAGGATATATATCCTTATCATAATCAGTTGGATGACAGCATATAGGATCATTGTACTTGAATTTGAATCTAAAATCATACCTCGTATATCCAACTTCCCAATCATAAGCCTCAGTATTTGTCAGATCCCCAAAAGACTTCATGGTGCTTATATAATCAGCACCATAAGCTTCCATGCAACAATCCATTATATTCCAGCGCTCACGCTCTATGACCCTTTCTTGTGAATCTTTTGACAGCTCATCAAACTCATACAGTTTTAATACAATCTTTTTCATAATCCCTCCTCTTTTAATATAACTAGATCCCTAACGTCAATCGAATGACATACGTACCTCCTTATGTTCACGTTTAGAGATATGATTGTGGCTATTCTCACGAACCACCACAATCCAGATTCAGATATTACTCATCCTTTATCTTTACAAATGGGTTTTCTACATAAAATTCTATTACATTCTTAGATTTTATAGATGTCACTATACCGGTGGTATCCACAAATCCATCTGTCTCATCCATTGTCAAATCTTCTATTTTATCTCCCGGCAGAAAACAAAGATTATAGTCTTGATCAATATACATAATCATCTTTAACCTAACCATATCATCAATGATGCCTTTCATTCTCTCCACAACATCTAATTGATCATTAGTAAGCATTAATTTACTTTTTGAAGATTTTACTAATCTCATGTCTCCATTCTTGTCAACTACAGTCAAGTCATTGAATTTATACACATCTTCACATGTTCTGTAATATGTTTCCTTACAATAAATTTTTCCTTTATTATCTATTTCAACATCAAAACATTCCAACTTACACTTGACAGCTCTTCCGTTTTTGTATTTCCACACATCACCTATTGGAGCGAATCCGTATAATGACTTAAAAACATCATATATTGATAGTTTTGTCTTAGGGATGCTCTTATCCTTTTTAAAACATTCTTCGGACGAATAAAATAATTTCCCATCTAATGTCTTCTCAGCCCTACATCCTCCCCATGTTCCTACATATCTAACTACTCCATATGTAAAACTGATCAAGATTTTATCAATCTCAAACCACTTTAATTTTCCTGACATATCGTCAAAAAGATATCCACTCTCTAGATAAACCGATAAATGCTCTCTTATTTCCATAACAATTTATTTTTTAATTAAACAACATCATTTGCCTTGATCGCTATCAGTCTCAATACTCCTCTAAGTATCATGGTTTTCATGATACAACTCATAATATTACATTGAACTTCTCATTTAAACTATCTAAAGCTCTTTGATACTCCTCTTCCTTGTCGAACTTAATTTGAGTACTGTTCTCCAAACCAAAGGACAGGGTGAAGGATATAACCCAGCCCGATCCGTCCACGGCCTGCCCCTTGGGCCCCCACGACATCACCTGCTTCTTGGATATATACCAATTTCCTATCTGCACGAAGTCAGGATAGTTGTTAATCAAATACCTTATCTGGATATTCAAATAATCGAAATTATCAAAAGAAATTATGTGATATTTGTTCCTTATCCTTATCTTCAGAAACGGATTGTTCCCGTAATATGCGGCGAATGCCGACACCACGGACATAGGATACCTTACGACTTTTATTATCACCCATTTCATATACAATACCTCCTTATATTAAACTATTTAATATAAATTCATCTTCCTCCGTTCTCTCATCCATAGGCTTGTTTTGTACCGTTTTGATAAGATCAAGTACTTCATCCCAAGTCCTTTCTGATAGCGTCCCATTATTTATGCCACAACACCTACATCCACTAGAAAATACCGGTATCATACTTCCATCACACATCTTAACGAATCTATATCCTACATATTCATTGCATAAGGAACATCTTCTTACTGGGATAAACCTTATTCTACCTCTATTAACGATACTTATTAATACCTCACGATTCATATTATTCCCTTAATTTACGTTTAACCTCTTTAACATACATAGGAGAATGCAATCCCCTATGCAACTTTATAGCCCGATCTATATCCTTTTTAGGATTGTGGTGAGATTGATATATCTCGAACATCTCCCTAGCCTTGACAGGATTCGTTCGATCTTCGTATCTATATCTCCTTTCCTCCCTTTTAAGGCGTAATATCCTATTAACCTCATCAACATATATCCTTTTCATTTGCCACCTCCCTAAAGCCCCGGATGAGGCGTTATACGCTCGATCGTCATCCCTTGACTCCACGAAAGACAGGGCGGCCGCCAGCTTATCCCATACCCTTGCCTCTACCACGGCAGGCCTTGGGGCGTGGGGCAAGCCACCGCTCCCTTTTGGCGGTGTCAGTATCACCATAACCATCATAAGCAAGTATCTTGTCATATCTTATCCATATCAAAATTATTACTCACGATTTTATCACCTATGTTAATCTCCCCCATATCCAAGACATTTATATTATTTATTATACTCCTTACCCAAAAAGAGGATATAATAGCAGAATATTATGATATTAAGACATAGACCTGTCTATTACCATACTACCATATTTATCCTCCGTCCAATATCATTCGTATCAGTACACAACTTTTATTATTATGGTCATAAACACACTCAATCATCCCTTTTTCAAGCCGCTATCGCCATTAAGATTATCAGCTATACCCAATATCTTCGAAATAAGAGCCTTTTTAGGCTTATATTCGTCATTTATGCTTATAATCGAGTAGTTGTATACCACGCCTTCTTTCGAGACCTCCACGCCTACGTATTTAGGCGCAACGGCATCCCTATGTAATACGATAAACGGGCTTTTGCCGTCTAGCTCATTTATCAACTGATTAAACTGTCGCCTCGTCATCTGATAGTGATATTATTTCCTCCTATTGATGTATTGTTGCGTACGACCTTCCTCTATCTTTTCGAAGTAAAACTTATTCCCATATAACCTTGTAAAACAGATGTTATACCCGAAATGCTCCGCACGTCTGATCTGCGCATAACCTCTACTGATGTCTTTATCATCAATCAGCGTAACAAAACAATGTGATCCTACCTCTGTATTCAAAACCAGATTCTCCCAATCTTTTACTTCCATATCAAATTTCCTTAAATATTTTTTTGTTATAATTATCGCTATTGTACCATCTATCAATATCCTTATATTGTTCTGGATAAACCCCATAAGACCTACACCACCTAGGTAACGGCCCGTTCAGCACGTCTAACGCCGTCTCAAGGTCAAACGTAGCTTCCTCCTTGACACAACACCCCGATCCACTTCCACGGCTCGGTATATAGGCTCTACTATATGCTACACTCATTCCATATTCTCCATGACTCAGATACCCGATGTTGGGTGAATCAGGGAAGGCGTAATACAACATTATATAATCACCCTTACTCCAACCTCTATTATAAGTATCATCCTGCCATGCGAAAACCCTGCAACCGGCTTCTTTTAATTCCGCTGCCGCTCTTTTTAAAATATTATCTTCCATACTACTTACATTTAAGTTATGCCAAGGTGCCGGGAACTGACCCCGGATCATATCCGCACACGTACGATTATGATATATCCTTCCACCCCGCCAAGGTCATGGTCACAATATTAACAAACTAAAATCTAATGTTCATATCATTACACATCTTAAAGAAGACCTCCCTTATGATCTTTTTGTACAAGATGTATATCTCATCATCATCATCATCGAACTCCACTCCCCATGAACGTAATAAATACCTGATATCGCAATCCGCTGTATGAATCCTGAATATAGACGGAACGCTCATTATGTAGTCCTCGAAAGCTTTCTTAATCCCATCCCTTTTGATATGCTCTTTATACTCATCCTTAAACACGTTAAGCATAAAAGCCAGATACTCCCTATCATATCTAAACTGCTTTTTGTAATTATCAGTATCTATATGATCTAGTATATATATTTCTATAGCGTCCCTGTCGTATTTTGACATACCTCTTCCTCCTGTTTTTGATATTTAATGACCCTTTTCTCCCCATACGCCTTCGCTAACTGAATAAGCTGGCCGGTAAACACCTTGGTACGGTGTCTTACAATCTTATCCACCAATTCCGGACATCTGGTTTTCCACCTGTAATTTACCTCGCTATGCGCTTTCTTTCTATAATATCTGTAAAACGTCACAGCCACCACTATCTCGCCGTTTTGCTCAAAAGCAACCAAATCGTAATTATTGTAAGTTATTCCTTCCATGATTTTATCTTGTTATCAATTTTATATACTCTATCACTTTCTCTGGTAAGATCATTATATCTTTAACCCTTTTCCCTAAATTGTATGAATGTCTCCTATATGGATAATAATCACCAACATATATTCCTATTCCTTGTGGATGAAATGGATTTTCGCTGCATGCAAACACAGGATAATATACCAACCCACTACTATCTTTACCCTTATCACTTACACATATTATCGTGTATCTATCTACCTCCCCATCACCAATATCATACACCCTTACTTTTACCTTCACGCCATTGGCGTTTGTTATAACATTATTCATACACACCTCCTTTGTTGTTCACTATCAAACTAATCTATCTCCCTACCATATATAGTATACGATCCACACCAGCCACGATTCTCATTCGAGACCCTAATATGATCTACAGGCTTATCTCCTGCCATACAATTAGCGTAAGATAATACCTCCGACATGTTTCTGAACCCGGAATCCATTGCTGATTTAATAAGCTTCCTATCATATCCAAATACCCATATCTTTATAACATCTTTCTCTTTTACCGTCCTTCTTACTCGCATAATCTTGCCATATAATAAATAAATATAAAATCTATCTTATCACGGTCATCACGATCCACCCTATGCCCGGTCAGATCCAGAATAACACGACGTTTCTCTACTACCGGTATATTATCGACCTGGATCTTTATATACCGGTATTCCATGACCTCCAATTTCTTGGATAGTATATCCCTAATATCTTGCCGACGGAAATACATGTTTATCCCTATGTGGCTGGATGTTAAAAGACATTCGTCTATTATCCCATCTGTATCGAACAACAATAACATATCATCCTTCTCGACAGTATATTCCATATCAAGAATCTTGATACGTTTGCTTCCGTCCTTCTTATCAGCTATAAGAATCTCTATTATATCCTTATCGGTCGTAAGGATATAATACGCCTCGTCCTTTGTAATATTATTACGAAGATAAGACAGTATCTCATCTTGTAATTTTATAATCTCGTCCATGTTATTAGTATTTTATATTACCACGCCAAAGGAAAGAACGGCAGCCGACACCCGCAGCCTACCACGCCGTGACACCGCCGCCCGTTCCCCTTGGTGTTATTCTGCCACCTCTAATTTCCCGTAATAAGGATAGAAACAACCGTCTCGATAAACCGAATATCTGAGCGTTTTATCCTTTGCTTCATAGATGGAAACACAACCGCTGTTATAAGCGTTGGATAGTTCTTTTGCTACAAATCCGCCTATTTGTTTATAGGTTTTAGGCGTATCCCTCAACGGTCTGCCTACATATATTTTTACTCTTTTGCACTTCTTGTCGCCTACGTATATATCCTTTTCTCTAAGCTCCGTTAAATACATGAATCTCATATCAACCGATTTTAAATCCAACATTCCTCTACCTCTATCTCCATATGATCCGCCCAATCACATCTATCAACATCCTCTCCATCCTCAAAGTAATAGTAAGCCCATACCTGTACGCCTCCTACCTCTATATATCCATCACTTTTCCATTCTATCAACCCGTCTTGCCTTACCACGTTGGTAGGCTCAGCCCCTAACGATAGCAGATTATTTACTATACTACCGCCAAAGGAAAACAGGGACGGACGACCAGCGGGGCCGACCCCACGCCATCGCCGCCGCCCGTTTCCCTTGGTTCCCTCCGCATCACTCCCACACCAACAGACAATATCTACCACCAATAACACCCTACCCACCATCGCTCGCAACCGCTTTGCGTTTCCACTTAACGGTAAAGTATTACCCCTGTTTAGAAAGGAATCCTATTGATTGAAGATACTCCCATTGATTGGAAGGTATTTCTTTTGTTGATTGAAGGGGTTTTCTTTGTTTCCTTGGTTTCCCTTGGTTTTTCCTTGGTTTCCCTTGGTTTTTCCTTGGTTTCCCTTGTTTGGAAAGGTTTTTCCTTGTTTGTTGGTGTTTTTCTTGTTTGGAGGTGTTTTTTCTTGTTTGGAAAGGTTTTTCCTTGTTTGGAAAGGTTTTTCCTTGTTTGGAAAGGTTTTTCCTTGTTTGGAGGTGTCCCATCACGCAAATCCCAAACCTCCCTCGAAATTCCCACGAAAGCCTAAACCTTCCGCTACTTTGTTCCACGTGGAACGCCCGTTCAGTCTAGGATATCGAGGTCTTTGTTCTTGAT